ATCTTTCTTTTTTCACCAGCAGACTCTACATTTTTAACTATAGGGGCTTTAATAAAATTATCATGCTTATATATTTTATCAGAAGAAGTATTAACATGATTTCGAGAATTGTTACTAGATACTATACCTTTATGCTCCATAGCTACTTTAAACATATGAAGAGCAGACTCTTCATCAGGATAATGCCAATGAGTATGTCCATCTTCAAATTTAAGCCCTACTATAGCAGCACTTACTCTACCATGCCCATAAATACCTTTTACTTTCTTTATATCTTCATACTCTTTTAAAAGCCTTTCTCTAATCTCATCTGCCATCTTCCTTTCTCCTCTCTTTTCTGTACAACTTATAATATAACCACCTTCTAACAATATGCTCATACACATCTATAGTTTTATTAACAATTCTTTTACTAATACCCAATTCAACCAACCTACATTTAATATGTAGAGGATTAAGATAATGCTCAATGGGGTTTCTCTTACCATTTTTCATAGTAACCCCTATTATATATAACTCTATTACCTCTTCTTTATTGCCTTCACCACAGCGTCAGCTACTTCACTAACAATTTTACCATTCGAATCTACAACAACATCTCTTAAAATAACAAGTTCATCCTTAACTTTACCAATATCCCCCTTTATATCTATCAAATTTTCATCTACCCTTTTGTGTATTTCACCACACATAGTAACTTTCTGCACCTCTTTATCTATCTTAGCATCTAATTTATCAACCTCCCCCTTTGTCTCTGCACTCATTAATTGTGGCCTTTTAAAAACAACACCGCCAGGATTACAACTACTATTTTTTCTAATAGATTTAGCCTTATAACCTCCAATAGCACTTCCCAAAAGTGCTCCAAGTCCAATAATTATATAAAAAATTTCAAGAAGAAAATCCATAAACACCTCCTAGTAAGCCTAGACCTTATCATTAACATAAAAATCACCAGAAGCAATTATATCACTCGCTCCTCCAGTCTCTTCAAGTTTAAATATAATCCAAAGAGTACCCTCCATTGCAATAGTATACCTATCTCTACCACTAGTATTAGTAGTCTTTGTATGACCAGCAGCAATACTATTGCTTGCTGGCTCATAAAAACTACCATCTTCAGTATCTCCAATTAAAAAAGATAACGCTCCAGTACCATTATGATTTATATCTAGATCAAAATAAAATTTAGCATCTGGAGACACATTAGTTATATTTATAGCAACAGAAGTAGTATCACCACCAGGAGCAACAGTAACCAAATCAAAAATATCAGCAATTTTACTAATCATTTCCTCACCTCCTAAGATATTGTTATATCAGCTTTGTTAGAACTACCATTAAAAGACACATATCCTTCAATTCCAGCAGTTGTATCAGAAGGAACAGCCTTAATATATACATAATCATCTGAGCTAGTATCATCAATAGATATACTATCAACAGCATTACCTCCACTTCCTTGGCACTCAGTACCAAGCCCATCAAATTGACATTGAAAAGTAGTACTATTCTCTTTATAAATATGAATAGAATAATTTCTACATAAAGCATATACGGGGTTGACCTTATTTTTAGTACCAATTTTTACCATACCATTTATAAACGAACCAACAGTAGGTATTCCTATTGTAAGAACCGTAACAGAACTTTCACCAGATTGATCATGTGTAGTTATAGCTTCTAACTTATTAGGAGAAGTAAACTTTCCACAATCTATCAATAAAACAGCCCCTACAGTACCTCCAACAACACTGCCATCTTCCACAGCTATCCCAACAAGTTGTTTTCTATTAGCTCCTCCAGTTGGACATATATTAGTTATTTTACCAGCAGATGTAGAAAGATACAATTTATCCAATCTAGATATTGCAATACCACTTTCTATATTAATAGTAGCCTGACCTGCTTGCTTAACAAAACCAGATCTAGAAACAACAGCTATTGCTGGTTTTGTTAAATCAGTAGCATCAGCTTCATCAACTACATTATTAGCAGCAGAATAATAGACTAAATCATAATTAGACACATTATTAGTAGTTGTATCAGCACTTACAGTTCCAACAGTAGACATATCATCATCAATGGCACTAACAAGTCTAGCAAGATTCTTTGCAACACGCTTATCGCCCTGTCTAAATATAGGATAATTTTTACGTGAGGTGAAATCCCTACTTATAACAAAACTAGCTCCAGATTCGCTGTTACCACTCCACGCAGCAGTCAAATGTGCTGTTATATTAGTAAGTGGAGCTTGTAATTCAAAAGTAGGTGAAGTATCATCATCAATAGTAAACCAATCACCTCTATTGACTTCAGTAAGTAATAAACACTCACTACTAAAAGTTAATAAAGTTTCTCCTTGTGTAGTATCTACTGTTAATAATGTTCCAGGTCCATATTGAGACATAATACACCTCTAATTTTTTTATTTATCCATCATTTTAATTATAGCCAAAACTACTTTAGATAACTTTTTAATATACATCTTAGCAGATGGTAAATCAATTATATTACTTTCTACATATTGATCAATCTCTTTATAAGTCGTAGTAGATAATTGCCTACGAATCATTACAGCTTCTTGAACATCATCTATTGTTGTTTTAATTATATCTATAGAATCATCAATTCCATTTAGTTCAGATACTTTTTTATCCCATCCAATTTGATTCTCTTCATCAAAAATAGGATTTGCCACATCATCAGTCCATTTAACAGACCAATGAGTAGGTTTGATTCCATATTTTTTACAATTTGAACCAATAAAATCATTGCCTTGCTTCACACAATTCAAAACAAAATGTTCTATCTTATCAGAATCATGTTGATATATTGCACAGTTCATTACACATCCTTCGCTGTCACAACATTTCCAATACCATTATCATCTATAGAGGTTCCAACATTATGAGTAATATTATCTCCACCTTGATTATTATCAGAATTAGTACTAAGATAAACACCAATATCCTTAACATTATTACTTACCAAATCTATATTGTTACCTTGTAGCACATTACGATCTGAATCCTGTAAGCGCATACCGTAATGGTTACTAGTATTATTACTTCCATCTACTTTTACAGTATTGTTACAAACTTGACTATCTATTAAATCATTTACATATAATCCATATAACTCATCACTAGAATCAACATCTAACTTAATAATATTATTCGAAACTATAGAATCAACTACTCGCATTAACACTCCTTTTTGCACTCCACTTGACATTGTATTTATAATTTGAATAATATTATTAAGAAAGCTAACAGATTGGGCTTCTATGTTTACAGCAGTAGTACTAACATCTGTACTATGATTCTTACTCTTAATAACATTGTTATGCAATTCACAATCTCTAATAATATTAAAGCCCATAAAAAGAATTCCAAAAGTCTGAAAATCATATATTCGATTACTTATAAAATGCAATTCAGCTGACAAATCTGTATATAAAGAAGCATATAACTGTCCTGACAACTCAGTCTGAGTAAACAAAACATAAGGATAATCATATATATGAGCTCCATATAAGCCATTCTCAAGCTCACAATCATATGCCACTATTCTTCCATCGCCTTTATCTGCTCTTATTCCACAATCTCCATCCGGCGCACTTAAATCTCCATTATCAGCCAAAGAATATTTCATAGAGCTTGTTCTTACATTACTAGTATTATTTGAAGCTACACTTCCATAAATATATATCATATTTGTATAGGAAGATATATTTTGACTATCAATAGCAAAATTTGAAAATTTAAAAGTTTTAGTTAAATTAGGCAATATAAATCCATGATCTCCAGGATTATTTTTAATAATAACAGAATCCCTATTAACTCCTTCAATATCAATATTTCTATCTGGAATAACAATTCCATTATTGTAATTTGCTATACCAGTTTCACGAGACAAATCATATATACCTTCTTTAAGAGTTAATTTACCTCCTCCAGGAGGTATAGCATTTAAGGCTTCTTGAATGTACTGAAAATGACCCACCCCCTCTGTAGGACTAACATTATATCCGGCCTTATAATTAAGACAATCTGAACCTACTTTAATAACACTTGATTCATTACCATACATATCAACTGCTTTCACTTCTATATTAATGTTTGCCTGACCAGCACCTTGTTTTGCAATTTCAGCAGTATCTAATTTCCTTATTATAGAATTATTTTCTATAGTAACCCAATCAGTCCATCCAGCAGAACTACTACTAGAGCTTTCACTACTAGAAGAAGAACTAGAACTCTCAGAACTAGAAGAAGAACTTTCACTTGAAGAAGAACTTTCACTACTTGAAGAAGAACTTTCACTTGAAGAACTTGAACTTTCACTTGAAGAAGAACTCTCACTTGAAGAAGAACTCTTAGAGCTTGAAGAAGAGCTTCCACTACTAGAAGAGCTACTCTCACTTGAAGAAGAACTCTCAGAGCTTGAAGAAGAACTCTCAGAGCTTGAAGAAGAACTCTCACTTGAAGAAGAACTCTCAGAGCTTGAAGAAGAACTCTCAGAGCTTGAAGAAGAACTCTCACTTGAAGAAGAACTCTCAGAGCTTGAAGAAGAACTCTCACTTGAAGAACTTGAACTACTCTTAGAACTTGAAGAAGAACTCTCACTTGAAGAAGAACTTGAACTTATTTCTTCCCAAGTAAGTCCTCTAGGACTGTTACTAGGACTATTAAAACTGTTTAGAATTGTATTAGTAAAGCCATCGTGTTGATAGATTTTATTATTAGATAACCAATTATCACTATTATATATATTAGCACCATCCCAAGCAAGACCTTCAGTCATCCCGCCAGGACTATTGAAACTATCTAGAATTGTATCAGTGAAACCAGAGTGTTTAAATATTAAATCAGGAATGGAGTAATCAGCACTGAGTAAATTACTGCCATCCCAAGTTAAACCAGAAGGGGAATAGTCAGGACTACTAAAACTATCTAGAATTGTATCAGTGAAACCAGAGTGTTGATAGATTTTATTAGTATTACCATCAACACTACATATATTAGCACCATCCCAAGCAAGATCTCTAGGACTAGTACTAGGACTACTAAAACTATCTAATATTGTATCAGTGAAACCTGAGTGTTTATAAATTAAATCAGAAGTAGAATCATTACTATATAAATTAGTACCATCCCAAGTAAGTCCTATTGGAATAGTACTAGGACTACTAAAACTATCTAATATAGTATCAGTGAAACCTGAGTGTTTATAAATTAAATCAGAAGTAGAATCAGCACTAAAGATATTTCCAGGCATAACAATATCCTATTCCATACTATTTATATACTAATATTCATGTATTTGCAATCTATATTTATACCCTAACAAATCTGTATCTTCATTCTTATCCCAATTAAATCTAACAGCATCCTCTTCAGCAACAGCAGCTAATCCAATCAAAGTTGGAACTCCATTACTAACACCAAGCTTCGCATATGCAGCAGACCTATTACCAAACCTATCTATAGACCAAACTCTAATCTCAAAACTCGAAGCAGAAGTACCACCATTATCAGCAATATTCTGTTCTAAGGTATAAATAAAAAATGTATTCTCTGTATATCTCCTATCACCAATTTCAACCCCATTAACCAATATAGCAATTTCATAAGATTGTGTTGTAGAACCAACAACACCATATCCTAATCTACCGCCTCCAAATTCAAACAATTCCCCTCCAAGAGGCGTAGTCTCAGTCCATTCAAATTCACAATTCCTACTATTAAAAACAGTATCATTACCTTGCCCTTTTATTTCTAATTTCGTAGGAACAAATGGTTGAATATTCAAATTATCTAAAGTTATTGAAGTCTCTACAGGAACAAGAGACTTTAATCCATCTCTATTACGACTATAAACTCTTACATAATAAGTACCATATGGCTCAACATCTTGTATAATATCAAAACTAGCATCACCACTAGCTGTATATATATGTCTATAATAAACACCATCTGGGCTAATCTCAACGAAAGCATCATAAAAAGAAAAATCATTCTTAGGAATATTAAAAGATATTGTAAATCCAACTTGAATCATCAAAGCAGTCAATTGCAAACTTTCAACATCACCTGCCATACCATGTCTTGTAGGAAGAGTACTAATTACTTCAGCTCTACCAATAGAACTATAGTGTCCATACACGGTTCTATTATACTCTAACACACTTAGAGTAACTTCACCGATGTTCTTACGAGTAATTGTTGTTACTCTAAAATCTTTACCTTCAGCATCTCTCTCACCAAATATCCATATTCCATATCTAGCAGGAACTTCGCTCCAAGCACCATCTATAGTCAAAGTATTATGTGTTCCAGCAGAATTAGTTACAGTCTTCTTTTCTATAACACCAGTTGATAATATATATCCAACACGATATGTTTTATTAGCTTCTATAGTGATATTAATATCAAGAGTTATACTATCAGAAGTTCCACGAACTACCCTGCCACCATCACCCCATCCTGCCATATCATTCTGTACAGTTACAATAGCACCAGGAGTACAATGTACAGCATTTATAGCAGAATCAAATTGTAATATCTTACCTCTATTCCTAGTACAATTAAGATTAAACCACCCATCTCTTATTGCTTGACCACGTCTTATAACACCATGTAATTCTAATTGAGATGGCTTAAAAGGTTTGTTCTTTTTTCTCTCCTCCTGATCAACAAGTCTAAATCTATTTAAACTAGCATTATCATCAAGATTATCCCATTCAACATCAAGTACATTGGGTATACTGCTATTAGGTATAAAATTAATCTTCAAAGAACCTTCTTTTATATTACCTTCATTAAAAACATATGCAGGATCTTGCGGTCTATCTATAAGCATTTTAATCTTATCCTCTACCCAAAAAGCCCATCCTCTACATGTTTTCAATATTTCAGCAACCGCATCTCTACCACTAAGAGGTCTAGAAAGTTGTATATCACATTGAAATTGTATTTCTTGATTTCCTTCACCATCATCAACCAATCGTCTTCCATATCTTGATTCTAGTTTTAATTGATCAAGATCAGCATCAGCATTATTAGTATACTTTCCAAGACCATACGCAGTACTTACACTTAAATCATTAGCTTGCCATATAGGATCTTGTACCCATTGTTTTTCAGTATCTCCAGTATATACACCAGTATCAACTACAATGGAATCATCAGAAAGTTTCTTATATACACCAGCATCATCATCCCAATAACAATTATTATAGTTAACAACATCTCCAACATATGTTAACTTAGGAACTTTTACTTTAATTCCTCTTACTTTAGGTATAACATTCGGTGTTGCTCCACTTAACTGCTCAGTTGCCAAAGCTTTAACCCCAAGTAAAGCTAAACCACGATATGCTATTTCATCATATTCAGTTTCAGTAAATCCAACAACATATAAATCTGAAAAATTCTCAAAGTCATCTTCATAATCAGCAGAAATTCTAGAAACCTTTATTCTATATTTACCTGCTGTAAGATTAGAAGCATTTTTAACAATCTTATTTAAAGCAGCTTTTGAATTACCAGTAATATCAAACCCTCCTAAACTTATATAACTCTCATATATATCAGGACTAGTACTAATTCTTCTAGCATAATAGATATGAAATTCAACTCTATTTTCAATAACATTAGCCCCATCTACTTTATATAAAGAAGGACATTGTAGATGTACCCAAAACTCTTCAACATCATCAGCATAAGTAGTATATACTTTATCTAAATTAGTTGTAACTTTAGCAGAACTTGAATAATATACTCTAACATCTCTAAATCCTTCCATAGCAGTTTGAGCCCACGTTCCTGGTCTCCAATCCCATGTTATATTTTCATAATTAGAAAATGGTTGACCATTTATTAAAATATCTGGATCACCATTTTCCATACATATTCCATCTATCTCCCCATAACCCAAACAAAGCAATAGATTTATATAATTCTTTTTACCATCATCAGAAGTATCAATATATTGCATTATACATTGAGGAGCAGCATAGGTCTTACCATAAATTATTGGAATTCTATTACCAACACCAAACTGAATTTGTCTACCATCCCAACGATAAACAGGATCTTCTGAAGCATAGCTTCCAGATATATTAGGTATTGAAGGAAGCTTCATAGGCCATAATAGCTGCATTCCACCACTAATAACCATAGAAGCACCCATCATTATAAGACCAGTTTTAATTAAATATGCCTTTGTTCCTGGATCAGCAGGAATTAATACCCCAACAGCTATTAGAACAGCCCCTATAACAATCTGAACAACTCCACCACCACCACATCCAATAATTGGTACTACAAGAACTCTATCACCAGTATTCAACATACATAAATGCCAACGCTCAGGAGCAATAAGCTCACCGTTAACAAATATCTGAACAGTTTGCCTAAGTATCCCCTCATACTCAGGAAACTGCTCAGTAAATTGTTCAATAACTTCAAGCAACATTGTCGGTTTGAGCAAAGCAGTAACTTTTTTATCTTCAAGAACTACAGGTAAATATTCAAAATTTACAGACATAAATTAACTCCTACATTCATCTTTTATCCTATAAAAATCACATTTCAATTTATGCCAAAAACCAGCAATTCTACTAACACAAACAGAAGAGTTATCCAAACAATGTATAAACTCACCTTCGCCAAGATATATACCAATATGATTAGGAACTATACTTTTTATTTTAAAAGTAATTGAATCCCAAACTTGCAAATCTTTTACCTTTATGAAATTATTATCATAACTTTTATCAAACAAACCATTCTCACTATTTCTTCTATACCAATTATGCTTATAAAAATAATCCTTGATATTAAAACCAAGAAATCTATATACGACTAGTAGTGTGCCATAACAATCTATACCAAACCCCTCTCTATTTAGTCTTACCACTTCAGACCTAGATTCAGGAATATCATTAATTCTTCCCAGAAACTTATAATTTAATCCAATAAGATTCCTAACATGTCTTATCTTTTCTCTATCTTCAATAGAAACCATATTATCCCACCATAACTCTTCCAGAAGGTATTCCAGGACATGCACCAAAATTTATCACATTATCATGTACTTGACAACCATTAGGACCTCCTTTAGTTTGATCACAATCAGCAAGAGCACCAGCATATTGACAAGTCACAGGATCTTTATAAGTATGTCTACAAAAATCTCTATCAAATGGCTCTAATGGTATAGATACTTTATTAACAGCAAACTTAGACTTCAATACAAACGATACAACACCCTTCCCCTCATCAGCAGCAGGAGAATCAATTTCAAATAAATCCAATTGATAAGCTGTATAACTTTCCTCAGGACCTCCAACTCTACACTCCCAAAAAGTTTTAACAATAGTAACCTCCTCACCATATAAAGCATCATTAGAAAGTAATAATGATATAATTTCTAAACTAGCATTTCCAAGAGTAATAGTAACACCTTCAACCTCACCAGTCAATTGAGACTTCATATCATCAACTCTAATAGGAAATGTTGTATAAATCTGAGGAGTACTTGTTCCTGGAATATACCAAGACACATCTTGATCAAATGTTGTTATATAAAGAGGAGCATCTTGTATATATTGATCAAGATTATCAAAATACACTACTGGAACATCAACACCAGACACTAAACGAGTATTTTTAGAAACAAACTTCAAAACTACAGTTTTAGTACCATCTAAATCTTCAATAAGTTCTAAATGATCCCAACGATTTTGACAATTTGCAATATCTTTTTCGACCTTTACAATACCATCAACAATTAATTGAACATAAAGACATCCATAATTATTTGGATCCATAACCCAACTACCTAAACCCCACTCTACATAATACCACACTCTTAATCCCTGTTTATCACTAAAAACAAAATCTTTACTAACTTGACCATACCGATCAGCTACAACTGTATCCAAAATTATCTTATATGAATTATTATAAGACTTATATCTAGTAGTCTGGGAAGAAACAGCATAATCTCCACTAGAAACCCAATCATCAGTTTCTATACTATCTATATTATCCCAATAATAACCAGTATTAACTCTCAAAAGAGTAATAGGCGTATTCTCTTCTTTTGATATCTGTTCTCTATATGCATCATTTATTTCATACATTAAAACCAACCCATCTTATATCTAATTAAATTATTTTTAAATATTTTTTTAATAAGTACAACAATTTATCTTCCAAGTGAAGTTATCATCTAGCCTTAACAATAACAAAAACATTTTTGCATTACACATAAAAATATGCTATAATAGCTCTACCTTAAGAGCTAGAGCGGAGGAAGGAAGAAATTATAATATATGTTGTTAAGGAAACAACTCTTTCAAATTTAAACCTGTCCTATATAACATCACTTCAAATAACTCTCTATTCATAGTATCCGAAGAAAATCTTACTTTATAATAAAATTCATATGTAGCAGTTATGGGTAATCCACTTCCTGGTTCATTTCCACCTGTAAAAGTTATTTTACCAACTTCATAATCTAATGTATAATGTGTTAATTCAATTTTTAATACACCATTAACATATATTTTAGGAGCTATAGCTATTGGACTAAGAGTAGTAATAGTAGGATCCACTATATAAGATTTATCTAGATAAAAAGAATCATTTGTACTATCTCCAGTTCCTACAGCTTCAAGTGTATTTTGATATTCATTAGGATAATTACGAAACTTAAAAGCTTCAAATTGTCCATAACGAGCAATAAAAAAATCCCATATTTCATTAATTTCACTTTGATCTAAAAGATTATATTTCAACTGGAAAGTTCTTAATCCTCTAGAACGTATTCTTCTACGTTGCTCTACTCCACTTGCGAAACCAGTAATTTGTGTAGAGAATGCTATCGATTCTGAATATACATAATCTGGTGTCCAAGTATAAACTTCCATAATTATCCACCTAAAGTTTTGCTCATGGGTCCATCCATATCTATATCTCTATATAATCCTGCCATAGATATGTCATTTATAGTTTCACCATTAGCCTCTAATAAGCGTCTAAAACTATCAACATCATTTGCTTGTATAAAGTAATAGTTATTACCAGTTTGTTGTTCAGAACTGCTCTGTGTACCACTAACATTGATAGTTTCATTCCTACTAGGCACATAACCTCCACTTTGGTAACGAGGCACTTCCATACTATTATATTTTCTAAATAAATCTCTACCATAATAATCTACAGCAGACTTACGAATATAATATTCTCCAGGCTGTGCAAGAATAGGAACACTATCCCTTCCACGCCTAATTCCTCTTATAAAACCACCAGTTTGTTGACCAGGTACATTAGCCACTACATTACTCATTTCTCCACTACTATATTGTCCTTGAAACTGACCTTGATATGCTGACCCTGCTCCAGTATCTGGAGCACTAGGAGAACTCATAAAGAATCCAGCTATTCTTTTAGCAATAGCAAGAGCATATAAAGCTATAATTTGTTTTTGCAATTCTTCTAAAAATGATTTAGTGAAGCTTTTAAAAGCTTCTTTAGCTCTTTCCATTGGATCTGTAAGTTTTTCTAATTCATTATTTTGTTTCTGAAGTTCACTATTAATTTCATTTAACCTTCTAACATCTTCAGGACTACTTAATCCTTTGGCTAAAAGTTCATCACGTTGCTTTGTTAAATTACCTATCTGTTCAGATACTCTAATTATAGCCTGTTCATCAGGTAATATAGTAGATTGCCATGCTTCCACCCATCCCTGTGTCGCAGTACCACCTAACCCTTGCATCATTTCAGCTACACCACCAGTTCCAGTTTCTTGTGCTATACCAGCAAAGAAACTTTGGCCTATACCTGTAAATCGTTGTTTGAGTGTTCTACCTTCAGCCTCAATGTTATACTTACCCAATATACGTAATTCTTCAATACGCTTTTGTTTTCTCGCTTCTATAGTGTTAATTTCTTCTCTCATACGTTGTATTCTTTTCGTATGTTCACCTTCACCAGTTCTAATAATTTCCTCTTCTTTAAGTTTCAATATTATTTTTAAAGCCTCTATAAATTTTTCATTATCTTTAATTTCTCTATTATGTAAATCTATTTTTTCCTTTAACACTTTAACAAGTTTTTCATCAACATCTTTACCTCTTTCTTTTTCTTTAATTAATGGATCATAAGCTTTATATAAACGAGTTAATTCTCTTCTTGCATCTTCTATTGTTTCAGTATGCTTTGTTTGTTGAATACGACTTTCAAGAATAGCCAAAACAAGTTTATCTTCAGTGTCTTTATATTTTATTGTTTGAAAACTAAGTTTTCTCAATTCTTCAGTTCTCTTTCGTATTGCACGTTCATATTTAGTATTTCCCTTTTCTATTGCAAGAGCTACTTTTTTCTGAGTTTCTTCCGTAATGGCTATTTCACGTTCAGAAACAAGTTTTCTTAATTTTTCTATTTCAACTTCTCCTTCTGCCTTTAACCTATAATTCTTTTCTACTTGATCTTCAACAATTTTTATCTGAGCTTCTACAGTATCTTTCATTGTTTTAATTTTAGCTTTAGCATCTTCACGCAAACGGCTAATTTCAGATGGCAATCCAGCAGGCATACCTGCGGCTCTTATTTTTGCAGTTTCATTAACTATCCTAGTTATTAATTGTCTAGTTCGATCCAGTATTTTTTCTCCCTGTTTTCCTAAATTATTTATTTTTACTTCCAATCCATATCTCTTAAATATTTCTTGAGCAACTTTTTTAAGTCTCTTTTCAACTCTTTGTATATCGCCTCCAGTCGTAAGTAAAGCTATAGAGGCTTCTCTTACTACAGATGGTTGATATTTCTTCATCCTCTCTTCAGAAACTTTCATTTGTTCCTCAAGTTTAAACATTGCATCTTTAGCTATCCTACCAAGATAACTTTCCAATCCTTTAGATATTACTTTTTCAACACCAGGTTTAAATTCCATAAATTCTTTAATTATATTCTTTATAAGCTCATTTGGTCTTTCTTTTCTAATTTTTTCTACTTGTTCTCTTAATTTTCCAAAAACTTTTACTACAAATATATCTTCAGGTGAAGCACCTATGCGTTTAAGAGCATTCTCGGTTTCTTTTCTAAATTCACCTATTCTAAATGTAGCATCATTAATTTCTTGTTCTACATCATTTATATTCTTAGCTATTCCTCTAAACTTCATACCAGTTTCTCTAGCTAATGTACCAATAGCCACCTCAACTTGATTTATAGCTCCCTCTAATCCACGCACCTCTTCGCTATTTTCCTTAAATATACTTCTTGTCTTAGACAATTTTTCATTTAATATTATCCACTGTTGCTCAAGTTCTTTTTGTACTTTTTTTACATCTTCTGGTTTTGCACCAGCTAACCACATAGAAATTAATTGTGGATAAAAACCAATCGGCATACCTGCAATTTTCTCACCTTTCCTTAACATTCCTCTTGGACCAGCTTCTTTCATTTCTTTAAATGATTCAGCCCTACCCATAACCTTCATAGCATTTTCAATGACACCAATAGTTGCCTTAAGTTGATCTTCAATATATCTACCTAATTTTACACGCTCTATTGCCTCCATTTCTTTTCTTTGTATTCTGATAAGTTCAATTTCTTTTTCAAGAAGTTCTATGCTTTTCATGTGAGCAATGCCTTCTCTATCATAATGATCTACAAGATCATCTATTCTAGACATTAAACTTTGCTTTTCAGACCTATCAAGTTCACCCCATCTTTTTATAACATCAGTTAATATTCTATGTTTTGTAATTAAATTTTTAACTTTATTTGATGCTACTTCATATTCATTATATGAATCTCTTGCAGTATCACTAGCTTTTTTCATAGCGTCCCTAGATCTCCAAAGATATTTGGTGAACACTACTATAGCAACAGTAATAGTTAAGAGAATTAAATTAGTCGACTTGAGCAAAACTCGCCAATTCTTAAAGGCTGAAACTACTCCCTGTAATGCTTTTGTACCACTTAGAAAACCAAAAAGTTTTGAAAGAACAATTATAGCAAGCCCATGTGTAATTATAGCTCTTGTCATATCCCAAATTACATTACCAGTTTCACCCATATCTATATTATTTTTACGTATAGCTCTTGCACTTACGTTAGTTAAAAAAGCACTTACTCTAGCCAACTCCACATATGTACCAAATATTTGCCTTGTCAATTCAGCAATAGCTTGACCAGTTTTTCTAAGTTCAGCACCAGGAGTAGCAGTCATAATATTAGCCATCTGCTCGGCTGCGCCTTCTGAAGTGTTTCTAAGTGTACTAATATTATATTCCAACTCGCCAATATATCTAGCTAATATCACAAAAGCCTTTGCTCCTCTAAGACCTAATCTTTCAAATATCAATCCCACTTTTTCAGCAGACATTTTACCTTCTCTCATACGAAGATTAATATCTTTAAGGATTTTAATAAAATCCATAGGCTGAGTCATGTCTATTTCTATATCAAAAGCATCAGAAAACTCTCTACCTTGCCTAGATATCCTACTTAATACTGATTGCACACTTCTACCAGCCATTCCTGATTTTATTAGATGATCATTAAGTGTAGCAAGAATTCCTACCATCTCATCAAACTCTAAGTTTGATTCTTTACCCATAGCACTTAGATGTTTTAATCCTTGGGTAAGCTCATCCATTTCAACCTGATGATCTCTAAAAGTAGCAACTAACAAATCATTTATATATTTGAATTTCTCCTGTAAAGAAATAACATGAATAATTGCATCTTTAAAATTATTGTATGTAGCAGCCACAGCCTTGGTATAATTAGTAACATCGGCCTCTGTACCAACAATAGCATCCATTGTAGATTTTAATGCAGCCATTGATTCTTCAGCAGTCAGGCCAGCACTACCTAATTGATATAAAACTTCAGCAACTTCACCAATACCTACACCAAGCCGCAGCATTGTATCAACTGAAACTCTTCTAAACCCCTCATACACTTGTATATTAGTTTGAATTTCAGAGCGCACTGTACGCATAGCACGAGCTAATTCATGTTCCATCTCTATAACACTACCTAATGCTTCTTTAAACTTCCTTAAAGTTCCAAACATCAAACCATAACCAGCTACCCACATCATCTGAGACTTTATCATGTCTCTGAAGCCCATAAGAGTAGTACGCAAACTACCACGTAATCCTTCAGCACTACCTCGTTGTAATCTAAAAGCTTTATTTACATCTTTTGACTTTGACTCAAATTCTTTATATCTAGCAAGTAATTGTCTATGTTGATCTCCTAACCTTTTTATAGCCACAGTATCTCTTTTTGCTGCCTGTTCTGCTTCTATAAGTTTACCTTCTACTAATTCTAATTCTCTACTTATTCTACTTAGATATTGTTGTAACATTTTATTAGCAACAGCAAGTTCAACAGTACTTAGCTTGCTCATCTTTGACTTACCTAAAACTCTTTCAATTAAAATCTTATTTTTATCGAGCTCTTTATTAAGCGCATTATAAGCATTTCTATCATTTTGAACTTCCATGTATAGTTCTCTACTAGTTTTTGCTAGCAATTTCATAGCATGGTCAGCATCTTTAACCTTAATACCTGTCAGACCTAAAGGCTTTAACATATTATGAAGTTTTTCTGTCAAACCACTAATGCCTTTCCCACCAGAAGTCATTGCTTCAGTTATAGCACCTCTAAATTCCTTAGTATATTTTATGCTTGTGCCATACTGTTTTTCTAATTTCTCAAAACTTGCTAAACTTGTAGTAGCCCTTCTAGCTTCTCTAACTTCTGATTCAGTAGCTAATTTCTTATCTATACCAGCTCTTTTTTCTAGTTCTCTCTTTCCTCCTACAGTAACTCCAGCTTCTCTAAGTATAACTCCACTTTTCCTTCTAAATTCAAGTACCCTCTCTTGTAATGTAGCGTATTCACGTAATTCATTATTAAGCCTTTCATATGCTTCAGCTCTAAGAAAAGTTGGATCCTTTTTTCTAACTTTCTCTAAAGCTACTATACGTGCCATATTACCAGCCATATCTCTTATACTGCGAGTTATAAGTTTAGCTTTTATATCTGCAACATCTAAACTTTTACCAAATGCTACAGATTCAAGTGTAGCTCTATTCATTTCACGCTCATATCTTGTCATAGGATCAACAAGACCTTCTGTACCACGAAGACTAAACCGTCCGCCAAATACACCACCTCCTCCGCTAGGAGGTATTCTTCCCGCACCACCACCAATTAATCTTGTCTGTTCAACATTTTGTTGTTTCTTAGCATTTGTAATTTCTCTTTCAATAGCTAAAGACTTTTCTTTAACTCTAACTGCTTCTTCATCAAGTCTTTTATTTTCAGCAACAATTTTATTTTCCTTTTCCAACTCTTCCCTGCGAGCTCTTTCCACACCTACACGCTCAGCATATGGACCCTTAGTAATAGCTCTTGCAGATATACCTTCAGCTTTTTTTGCTGTTTTAGCTTCTTTGTGTATAAGATCTACATCTTTTACAACCCCTTCAGCAGTAGCAATTAGAGCCTGGAATTGAGTACCTTGCTCTGGAAATAATCTTTTTCCCATCCTGGCATATAATTCTTTTACTTGTTTCACAAAATATTTTGCATTTTGTAAAGACTGTTTAGCTGTTTTAACGTCTATAACAAATCCTTTAGCTCCTATTTTACCAACATAATCAGCAATTCCAGTGACACTCATTCCTAATTTTTGTGTAGCTTTTTCAAACTCTAACCACTTACTAGGACCAAGACCCTTTTGAAGATTTTTTAGAAAAGGATCCATGACACCTTTAAATTCAGGCAATATTCTTTTGGCTATAGGTTCAGCACCAGCTTTAATTACTTGAACAGGCTTGAAAGGTTTTTCAACAAAAAGTCTCATTTCTTGCAACCCTTTACGTACATTTCCTTTTTGTGCAGTTGCAGCCTGTTTCCACAATTCTCTTAAAATACCTAAAGTTGACTTTTTAATACTTCCTCTTATAGTATTCAATTCTTTCTGATACCAAGGTTGCTTTGTTACTCCTTCGCCAAAAGCACCTTTGGCATATTTTTCAAACTCCTTACCAGCAAACTTTCCAGTAGTCTCTAAATCCTTAGCAAATTGTGGATCAGTTGCAAATCTTCCAGTAGCTATTGTTTCTACAAGCTCAGGACTTAATGCTCCAGTTGTTTTTGATATTCCTAGCCCTAACATACTTTTCTCAACACCTTTGTGTACAAGAGTACCTCTAACTCCCTGAGCACCAATAGGAGCAGCCCCCTTACCAGTAGTAATCTCACCAAATTTTAATCCTCTAGTAGCTATTCCTGCTACAGTAGTTGCTGAAACTGTACCTCTATATGATTCAGCATACCGCCGTTTCAAAAAGGCTAAATACTCAGTTTCAGTTTTAAATTGTTCAACCTTAATATTCTCTATCTTTGCAATGGTTTCATATGTATGACGCATTTCTTCAATGCTACCACGCTCATACTTATAGTACTGTGTTAAAAACTTTTCACCTGCTTCTCCAAGATCTCTAGCTCTCTTGGTTGCGCCACCAGGTTTCAAAGCTTCTCCAGTTTGTCTAGTAATCCATTTCTGATGTTCAGGATCACCAAAACTATAAACACCAGGAGTAGCGCCTCCTACTGCACCACCTCCTCCAACCCCACCAACTCCAGGCATTCCAAAACCACCCTTCATGCCTCTAATTTGTTGAAAAGCACTTAAAATCTGTTGAACTGGTCTAACAGCAAACTCTAAATTCATTAGAGACCACAATATACTACCATGTCTAGTATCAGCCTGCACCTGCCCTACTAAATTTAATATGGCTGGAACACCTTGACCACCAGTACCTAATTGTCTTATAACAACAGCCATTTGTTTAATAGCTTCCATACCAGCAGGCCAGGCTTTAGTAGATTTGCTTACTCTTTTACCAATCTCCAATACTACATTGCCAAATCCTTTAAGTGTTCCTGTAGCTCCACTCAAATCCTTTGTACTTCTACGCATATACTCCATACTCATTGCAATTTGATGTAGAGTACGAGAATGTCGTGGATCTATTTTAGCTACTTCTGCAACAAAAGTTTGTACATTTCTACCAGCAGCTTGCATACCAGTTGTTGCAGAAGCCAGAACATTAAGTTCACTAGCTATCTTCTTTATAGCACCAATATCTGCTTTAAAAGCTCTTAGTTCCTTAGCTTCATATTTTGTAGTTATCTGAAATAAGGCTTTTTTCACTCTATTTCCCCATTCTACCCATTCTAGAAGATTCTAAATTCACTTCTTTTGGAACATTAGGTATATTTTGTTTATTATCATCTTTTAATGCAAGATTTCTTTCAGTTAATATCATCTGCCTTATTTGATAATAATAATTACTTTGCTCTAATGCTGCTCCCTTCACAGGAAAACTTCCAGCCTCGTCAATAAAAGTTGCCATGTTAATTATGCTCATTATTTTAGGCTCCAAAAATCTCACAGGACACCTAGTAACATAATCAAAGCCTTCATTAGCATATCTAGTTTGTTTATTATTAAGCTTTAGAATAAACTTAGGAGAGGTAACTTTATCACACTTAGGACATATAGAAAGCAGAGTTTCTAGTTTACACTTCCTACAAAGACGAAGATCTTTTCCTTCACAATTTCTACTGCCTGCAAGCTTCTTTTTCGTACATATATCACAATTCCATTGATCAGGATTTTGTAGTTTACCAACATATTCTGACCATTTAATAGTAAATCTAATAGATCTTTCACATTTACTATCAACTTCACTTAACGATAATATAGCTCTAGATATTTCATCTACAATCTTAACTGACAAAGCATTAAGATTATTTGAACAAAAAGAAATATCTTCACCATTATCCTCATATTTAAAATTCTTCCATCCCACTAGCCCAAATTTCACCACCTCTAAACTAAAAGTGCCTAAATTTGTGCCAGACCCCTCCCCATTTCCCATAAGAACATTTCTACAGATTGTATACTGTAAAATGGTAAGAGGCCTAACATTAAAAATAGTAATGTCTTTAGGATCAACTTCTTCATCACAAACATACTCAAATATATGCTCAGGGTCAAACCTCAATACCAGCGAGGGGTTCCCTACAAACATGACCTTTATACTTCTTCTTCGGGAACGCCTCTAATATAACCAGCAATTTCATCCCTCTGTTCAGGAGGTATACAACTAAAATTCTCTTCATTAAAAGGAATATCTTCACCAGTGTCATCATATTTAAAATTTTCCCAACCCAATATACCTTTAATTAAAGCTTTAAGAGCAACTGAGCCAGTCATTAACTTCTCTTGACGCTTTTCACCAAAACCAGATACACGATACATATCATCTCTTAATTCAGCTTGTTCTTTAATAGTCAAGAATCTCACTTTAAATTTAGTTTGCTCTTTTACAGGTAATCCTGCATCACATTTACAAACATAATCATGCGGCTTATCAAATCTTTTTCCTTTCATTTGTTCCTCCTCTATTAGTTGATTAGCAAGATACTTCTGTATCTTTAAAGCTAACTTTAATTTGATACCAAAATTACCATCTCTAGTGCCCTCTAGAAACTTCAAACAAATTATTAACAAAAACCATAACCAAACTGCAGAAAGTGCTACACAGACTATGTAGGGCATCCAGAACATTACCGATACCATAACATAAATACTAAAAATTAATAACATCACCCCCTTTAAAAAAGTGCGCTGTAGAGGAATTATTCCTGCAAACAGCGCACTTATAATTGAAGTTAAGAACATGGCTTATATATAAGACTCATTATTTGTCAAGACAACTTGCATACTGCATCCTAATGTATCATCATACAAACCAACAAATGGAAAGTCTGTTGTAATAATTTCAGGCCCACCAGCAACAGGAGTTGTACCACTAAATTTAGCATTTGCATATGTAACTATAGCAGAATATTTAGTAGTACTATCATTGATATATTCATCGCTAGTGAATGTAAAATCCAGATCCATAGCAGTACCATTAATAAACTTTCTATATAAATCTAGATTATCAAACTCAAGTGTAACAGTGCCTTCAACTGCCATTTGTTGTTCTTTCAAAGCAGCACGTTGTCTATCCCCTAGTTCATATTTATCTCCAAAGAGATTATTAGTAATAGTAGAAGAAAGACCCATAATAACAGCATCATCATCATCAATTGTAGCTGAACCATGAGCACCAACAAATGTTTCTTCTGTAGCATAACTAACACTTTCATTTGCATCTTTAAAAGTTGTAAACGACCACTTATCATCAAGTGTTAGAGATTCATTATTAGGAAACATTACATCAAATCCAGTATCAACATCGCTACCATCAAGAATATCATACCAGACTCCATAAGTAATTGAAGTTGCACTACCATAAGAAGAATCATTCGTAGAACCTGTAAACGCTGCCGTGCCATCAACTGCTCCATTAGTTGATACTTTGACATATATAGTACCAGAGTCACCAGTATCATCACTAGTATAGTCACCACGAATAAGTGGAACAGCATCAGCATTAAGTGTTGAATCAAAATTCAATTCTGTTTCAGTATCGGCAGATAAAGTATTTGGACTTGCAGCACTTCCATAACCTGCAATATCAGTAGAATTACTTGGATAACCAACAGAAGGTTTCTTAACAAGATTAAAATCACCACTACTATTACAAGCTTGTAAAAACTCTATAAAACCACCTAGAGTCTGTACATTATAATAACTACCTTCATGATCATAATATCCTCTTTCCAATGAGAAATGCCATTTAGCAACCTCTGTTCCAGAACCTCCATCTTCCATATAAAATGTTTCGTTAGTAGAATCAACAGCAATTTTGCATGAAGTTTCAGAACCAGCATATTTAAGACCAACAATAGGATCCTGCCAGCCAGTATTTCCACTATCAGCAGAAACATCTCCACAAGTAGAAGCTCCTTTAGACATAACATTTAATGTACCAGTAACAATCTCACCAGGAGTAGCATTTAAAGCAAGACTATTAACTTTTGAACCATAGTAATTAAATGCTGCAACATCACGTCCAATTTCAAGTGTCAATCCTTCTGGTACTTCAGGCAAATCTTGATAACTTTTAATAGTATGTTCATAAATACCATATTTCATATTGATTGGGAAAAATACTTCATGCGTAGTACCGCCATCAGCACCACATGGTACAGAAGTAAATGTTTCAAGATTGATTACTCCACCGGCAGTCTTAGCAAGTTTACCATTAGCATAATCACCACTACCAAGAGTAGTTACAGCAGTAATTTTACTCGTTACTGCAAAATAACCAGTACTTCCATCACCCCAAGCTGCATAAGCTTCCCAACCAGCAATAGCTTCAACAGCATCAAGTACAACTTGTACAGTATCACTATTATTAATGGTTATATTAAGATTAGTATCAGCATCTACAGAAGTCAAACTATTAGCAGATAAAGTAACTGATGGTATTCCACTACCTGTATATACCATCAAAAAAGCAATATCTACACGTTTCGTACGTTTCTTACCAAGCGCATGTTTTAATAATGTTCCAAAACCTGCCGGACAAAGTTCAAAATTAATATCACCTCCAGCAGCTTCAGTACCAATACGTTGCTTATGTACAGCCCTATCGGCTCTAAGTGAAGCACTAATAAGATTAGTAAATTCACTAACTACACCCTCAGATGTAAATTCAACAAATGAAGCAGGGGGACTCTTAGGATATCCCCATTTAGATTCTTCAGCAAATCCTATTTGAGCCTTGGCCCCTACCGCTGGACCAGTTGTTGTTACCATAACAATACCTCCTCTTAAATATCATTTTCTTGCAAGAAAATAATTAATTCACGAATCTCATCCACATTTTTTCTCCATATACCTTTTATTTCAGTTCCTTTTTCTTCTGCAACTTTTCTTGCAAATTTAATTAACTCAACCTTATTCATACTATAAATGTCTTTCTCTTCCTTATGTGTGTCATAAAAACCTGTTGTAGTTTCAAGTTTTTCTTCTGTCATTTTTACAAAATTACTTTCTACATCACTATCAACCTCTTCAACAACATTTTCTACAAAAGGATTATCATATCTACCACTATATAGTGGATTTGATTTTATTAATCTTTTCCCCGTAGAATCTTCAACTTCAACCCACTCATCACTACCAACAATCTTGCCGATTAAGGGAACCATAGTCGGCGCACCATAATTCTTTTTTATCCACATTATCACTCCTTTAAAACCAATATTTGTAATCGTTCTGTAACTAGCTATGCTCTAAACTGTAGTAATTCTTAGTTGTTTACGTGCAACTAAAATAATTCTAGCTGAAGCCAACAACAAATTAGAATTACGTCTTAACGCCCACGTACAAGTTCTCACATATGCTCTAGTAGAAGCAAGCCACCCATTAAGAGTAGCATTTTCCTGTAACACCTTACATATACTCCACGCAGTACACATTACTTCATTCTTACGAGTATCAACAGAAATTCCTTCGTGATAATACCATAACTCGCCAATTATATCAGCTTCAAATCTAGCTTGAACAGAACCAAGAGATCTGCGCTCCAAAACGATATTCATAACAGAAGTTGCTATAGACGGAACAACATCTACAACACTCACATCTTCATCATATACTTTTTTGATATGCAAATCCTCCATATTATTCCTAAGAATAATATTTGTATTTACAATAAACTCACTAACAATATTGTCTGTATCTATAGGACTCATAATGATAAATTAGCAAAATGTTGTTTAACAAAAGTTCCAAATGTTCTCTCAGCTCTATCATCAGCCTCTTCAAATATAATTCTTTCTGCCTCAGCAAATTCTTTTCTAATACTTTCACTAAATACATTCATTTCTTCAAGTCTTTTTTCAAGATCTTCACTAAACCCGCGAGAGATATACTCAATCATACTAATACCCCCCATAGGATCTATATAGTTATAGTAAAAATCCCAAAACTTAGTAGCTTTAAGCGTATGAAAATCACCTTTACCAGCATCAGCAACAGCAGTTCTAGCAGCATCAGTTCCTCTAAGTTCAGTAACTTCACTTCTACGACCTTCAATACTTTCACGACCCTTATAAAGCGATTCAACGGTTTTCTTTACTGAAAATTGTAATACAGCAATATTTGATAAAACATTGTTATAATAATCTGGTAAAACATCTTTAAAATTTCCATACATGTTACCAACTTCTTGAAATATATCTTCAAGTTCTACAACATAATTGTCAATACTTTCAGTGTATTCACTTATAGAATCCACATCTTCTAAAGCACCAATATCATTCTCAACATCCATAGAAAGATTCATTATTCTATCAACTAAACTGGTTAATCTACCAACATCCCATCCTTCCACCTTACCAGTAAACCATTCTGTTGCAATTTCACCAGTACCCATTATGCTCCCAGCCCTTACTACGTTAAAAGCTATATCTCTAACCTTACCTAATGAACCTATTAATTTTCTACCAATTCTCTTAAATTTCATAGTACCAGGAATAGCAGAATATTCTGTTTCTTTAATTTTAGCACTCTGCGTCAAAGAAAGTAACAAATCCTCTATAGATGTTTTAACAATAGTTCTATCAAGTACAGCTTCTGTTACCTGTTTCCAAAGATCATTACTACCAAAACATGTTGCAACACGCTGTTCAAAATTATTAACTACTTTCTCAATCTCAGTTGTATTAAAGTTAAAATCTATAAACAAACTCCCTTTAGTTACACCCCTAGTAATCATTCTTTTAACTTTCTCAGTTTGCCATTTTTTAAACTTAGCTTTAGGAGCTAAAGCAGATATGGCTAACACAGCTTTAAGAGGATCAACACTATGAGAAAGTATAGACTGCATTATATCCATAAATGCCTCAACAGGCATTTCTACATCCTCAGTCTCTACACGTCCAGGATGTTCATAATACGCTGCACCTGCTATAACATTACTTCTTAAGTAACTTTCGAATGAAGCCATATCAAGTGCTGTACTTTCAGCAACTCTACTAGCTTCTAACCTAGATCCTTCTGTAACAACACCTTCAGGTAGTACAAGTTTACTATTAACAAAATCTAATGCAAGATCCAACATATCTGCCTCACCAGGGTCTATAACACTTCCCCATGCATCATACATTGGATCATCATTATAAGGCATTAGTCACCACCTTCTTCAGTATTAAAGAATTTATCATATCCTATATCAGTAGTTTCAACCTTACCATGCTTATCACCCATTACACCTCCAATACCTGCAACTTCAGTTAGACCAACATAATCAAACAGAGGTTCTCTTCCAAGAAACCTTGGAATATTTACAGCATGTCTGGCTAAAATACCAGGAATAGATTCAATATAGCCACTAACAAGATTAGAACCAATTCTATACCAACGATTAACTAATTCTGGTATGTCGCCTTGATTTGTTGTAGAATATATAGAACTAAATATTACATATGCTGCAATATACGCTGTAGCTGTATCTATTTGTTTAGGAACACTACCAGTAAAAGGAACATTAGAAGGATCTAAAAATTCTTGCAGCATTACATTAACTATATCTTCAGCATCAGAAATAAAACCCTCAGCATCTTTATTAGAAATATTAGATTCTGTTCTAAAAGTAAAAGAATCACCAGTAGCAATAGTGCTTGTCCAATCAGTAGTGTTTATGGTTACTATTTTACTTGAACTGATAAACTGTAAATTGATATCACCTGTACCATCAATACTAAGCTCATCTTGACCTCTATACAAAGTAAATCCTGTTGCAGATGTAAATGTTATTTTCCAATTCTCATTGCCAACATAACTACCACTAATAGTAATATCTAGAAGCATACCACTACCAGAATTGCCACTATGTTTCTTTGGCAATGAATGAGCATCTGAGAACTTTATCTTCTTCTGTACAGATGGGTCTCCACTAACGCTTCTAATTATGCGTCTAACTTTATCTAAAGTTGTATAATCAGAATCAGGCATGAATTATAACTCCTGAAGATTAATAATATAGTTCTCCATTCTAACTCTAGGGAAAGAACATGCTCTACCTCTACTAAAACCAAATTTCTTAACAAGTATCCTTATCAAATCTAAATCCTGAAGAGACTTGAGCATTTCAATAGTATATTCCCCTTCTTCTTTCACCTCAGTATCAACAGTAACAAACTCACAAACCTTTATTTTTTCCCTTAACTCTCTGTGAAAATATCTTGTACCTTTAGTAGCCATATTTATCAAATGTTCTGTAGGGTTTAATTCAATCTCACCAGCCTTATATTGTTTACTAGCATGAGTAAGATTATCAAACAATATCCTAACTGCTTGTTTCTTTGCCATATTTTCCTCCTCTCTCTCAGTTAAATTAGAGCTAACTAGTTACAAAACGAACAGTTGTTAGACAATGGATTTATGCTATTGTAGCAACAATCCAGCCACGTTGACGATAAATTACACCGAGAGCATTAATACCAACAATGATCTCAATTTGTTTTGGATCTTTAGTTATAAACAAAGTTTCAGCAAATTTACCAGGAACTGGATTAGTTAAACTACCTCTACCATAAACAGAATCAACACTGATAATTTCACCTTTATCACCAGATCCAGGCGGGAACTCAAGTTCAATAATAAATACATTATCTGGCAAAAAGGTCTTATATGCTCTAACCATAGAATTAGCAGCATAGGTATTAGAAAATCCAGTACCTACTACTATTGTACCAGGCAATGTAGTAGAACTAACAGTATCAGATTCTTCATAGATCTCAGTAGGATCTGTTATAACAAGAGTATCATTAGCCTCAAATACAGAAGCATCATCAACAGTAAGACTTGTCTGACCAGCAGTTAAAGAAGATGTCAAATATGTAACCATGTTATATCCAGCATCATACATCTGAGTCGGATAGTTACCAATATACATTCTCAGCAAACTATCAAGAATATCCTTTCCCATCAAACCCAAATTACCACCAGTAACAACACGGTCAATCAAGCTCAACATACGAGCATTCTGCATCAGATACTGTTCAACCTTACTATTATACCAGAATTGCTTAATCTTACCACCAGTTCCTCTAGCAAGTCTTACCCAGGTCTGAATATCAGTAATAGGATCAGCAGTAGCAACTGTACTCCATAGAGGAGAAGCGGTAGGTCTCATTCTAGTTGGTAAATAATAATTGACAGTATATTGAACTTTATTACTGTTAATAGTAACAGAATTATTAATAATAGGTTCCCAACGCAACCATTCAATACGTGTATCAAGTCTTGAATTAAGATCAACAAGAATTTCTGCAACGAGCTCGGCGGCTTTTGCTCTTTCTTCAAGAGTTCCAAGCTTACGTAGAGTTGTAACATCAGACTCACCCAACACAGTTTTCTCACGAAAATGTCCAGGTTCAAAAGATTTTTGTCCTACGCCTCTACGATGAACGAGTGGAGATTCAGCTCCACGTGCGACAGCTTGAGTCATGCCTCCGAGGGGTTTCCTAATATCCCATTCAATTAATGGCCCAGGTTTAGTAATCAATGACATCATTTCACCACCACGATATGTTGCGGTGTCACTAGGAATATCATCAATAACCTTGAGTAAATATCTTGGGCTAAGTAGGGTACTATTTACTAATGCGTCCATAACATAAACCTCCTTAGTTTAATTTAAAATTACTGGCCCACATACTAAATAATTTCGTAAGCCTTTATCTAATATTATTTCTTATGTCGTATCTTCAATATCCACAACCTTAATTCTATTGACCTTGGCCCACTGTGTAGCTGTAATAACAACAGAGCCCATATTATCATACACAAGCTTACGCAGATCAAATGTACCAGCCAAATAAGCCTTAACAGGCTGATCCATTGCGCTTGCGTCTTTAATAGTTTCAGCAAGTACTACAAGATCCTTAATATACTGTGCAGTATCACCAGCAGGACTATTAAGATAATTACTAGCAGTACTAAGAACTCTATAAGTACCATCAGTATCAACTGCCTGTTTTACAAGTAATGCTCCTTTGGGAATTTCTGCATTTCCACCATAAGTAGCAGAATCATCTAGGGTGATAGACATCAACTGAAAATCACTACTACGCAGAATTTCAGAATCAAATTCTCCAGTTTGTCGAACGTAACCCGTTTTCATTCTTGTACCTCCTTAAAAGTTTTTTCTTAAATTGTTACAACATTTTGAATACCAGGAAGAACTCTTAATTCACCATAGTCACTTGTGAATTTTCGCATTGTAGAAGGTACTACGTCTATTCTACCATTTACTTCTATCCACTGAGCATCTGTAATCTCAACATTTACACTGTTATTATAGCGTAATTTAGCTTCTTTTATATTACACGACCAGTAAACAGGAACTATGAGATCTTCCGCAACTTTCTCCTTCTTAATAAGTTTAACTGTATGAGTTGTTATTTTAAACTCATATCCAAGTATAACTATATCTTTCATAAAGTGTGTTGGATTGTTACCATTTAAGTAACCATCTGCCGTATTAAGTGGTTCATATTTGCCATCATTGCGTTTAGTAAGCAATAATCCTTTTCTAAGTGTTGTTACAGTCGTATTGTTATTATCTCTAGAATCTTTATCTAAAGTTACAGAGATAACTTCATAAGTACCATTAAAAAGTAAATCTTCATCATAGTACTTTGACTGTATTCCCCATCCATCAGCAGGAAAATTACTTTGTAGAGACATAAATAATCACCTATAACTTATAACTAGGCTGCTTTTCTTTTTTCATTGAGAGTTTTAACACCTTTCCTCTCAAAAGCAGCTTTTATACCTTTATCTTCAGCCTCATCATCAATTGTTTTAGCATCTTTTATACTTGTTTTTTCACTAAGGTCAGTACGTTGCGAATCAGGTATAGCTTCAAGAAGCTTAAGAACAGAATCAGTAACACTAAGTTCATACTCAGTAGTTACAGCATCATCACCTTCACCAACTGTTTCAGATAGTTTAACTACTTTTCGACCAGTTTTATCAGCTAACATAATTTCTTTAGCAACTTCAATAACACCTCTATGATGACCATCATCTATAGATAATTTTTCACATAAAGATTCTACTCTTAGCTTACGTGTTTCTTCATCTTTTGTTTCAACATCACCTTTAAGAGTTTTAATTTCCTTTTCTAAATCTTTATTAGTTTCCACCATCTTTTTGACAGTAGAAGTGAGTTTTTTAACTTTACCATCAATATTATCTACATCATCTAACTCTTCCTTTTTATCTTTAAGAGCTTGTTTGAGTTTATCATTCTCATCCTGCAACTTTTTAACCTCAGCAGGATCATCGGTAGTTACAGGCTCCCTCTTTACCTTTTTTCTCATACTCTTAGCCTCCTCAAGTCTATAAACTTTACCATCAAAATCTGGATTTTCAAATTCTATTTTCTTAAGATCACTAATAAATGGCCTGTTAGTTAATGCACCACCTAACAGAGTAGGACCAAATTCTTCATCAGTTTCAGGATCAACATAATTATCAGCATACTCTATACTGAAATAACCATATTCATCTTCTTTAACACTTTCCGTACCTTTTTTAGTAAAACTAACACTACCAACAAGCACATCATCAACAATTTCAAGGTCTTTCAACCAAGCTGAAGCTTCTTTTTGGTCGTGGTTCCAATCAAAACTTACATCTCTTTTTAACACATTGTTTTCAAAATTTGTAACTATACCTCCAAGAAGCTCTGGTGTAATATCAAGTTCGCCATGAAAAGGATGATCAAACTTGCCAACTCGCAGCATTTCAACGTGTACAAGCTCGTCATCGTCGGTTCCAGTATCAGTCAATTTAATGAAACTAATAAACTTATCTTTCACGATGCTTACCTCCTCTATTTATTTTTTATCTTCCTTTTCTTTACATTTACCACTCCACATACGATTTATTTTAACTCTAATCACAGCAGAAGCCTTCTCACTATTTTTAACTCCAGCAGCCATACGCTTTGCTGCTAAAATACCTTCACAGTTTATAGTACCATTAGAATTCTTATAAGGATATTTTTTATTCTTCGAATCAAAAAAATGACCAGCAGGAACATTCTCCCGCTTAGTAGAAATTGTCCAACATTTTATAGCACCATAATCCATATAGAGTTGTCTTTCCTCTATATCTTTTTCAGTCAAATCAAATAATCCACTACCCTCAGGTGGATTATATCCATCACTGGCAAGCTTAAGATCATCAGGCAGAGTAGAATCTAAACCTGGTTCCCACTCGTCATACCAATGACCCTTACCTATATTAATCATGTTTCTTACCATAGAAGTATGCAAATCAACAATCTCTACTTCACTAACTTTTATTGAATCTTCAACACATAAAATAGATAGTGCTTTTCGCATCTTCCACAAATAATGTACGTCACTATGGTCTTGGCTAGTATATAGAGTTGTAATCTTAAGCTCACCAAACTTAATCATGCGATCTAACATATTACCCTCCATTTAATTTCTATCCTAGCCATAGGCATAGGTTGTAATAATAAAATGATGTGACCAATCACCAACAAATGTAAATGTAGTTCCAGACAATGTATAATCCGTAGTCAACGTCATATTAGTTGCATCTGAATCTGGAGCGCCAGGTTCTAAAGCAATTACTCCTATGACACCATTTGCGATGGGTGTTTTTGCCAAAGTACGTGTACCTCCAGTATTCAGCCCTTTTATAGTTTCCATTTTAATTCCAAAAGGACCAGATACACGCTCGACAGAACCGTCATTAACAACGATTCCCATTTGTTTAAGTTCTCTAAATAATGGAAAGTTAATGTTTACTTTTAATGACAATAATTATCCCCCCTTCTTTTCTATTTTTTTAAATCTATACTATATATATACTACAAATACAGTATTCACAAGCTAGAACATTCTAAATTATAACCAGTCAATTCAAAAATATAAATATCACACCTTTGAAAAAATATTTTACTATAAAGTTATAGGGTAACGCTTTACACTAGCAGTCTTCTTTTTAATAGGAATAACTTTCTTACTCTCAGCAACTTCTTCCTTAGTAACTTTATCATCACCTCCTTTACCTCTTGCTTTATCTCCTGTAGTTTCTAGCAAACCAACTTCTTCACCACTTACATACTCCTCAGAAAATGGTTGCAATGGAACTTTCAATACCTTAGCCATCTCAACAATACTTGGTAACACATTAGGTATCTGTCCCATTTTAGCAAACGTATTTATATTATTTATTATCGCAATAAATATCTCTTTAAGTAATCTTTTCCTATCATGTTGTATACCTTCAAGTTGCAACCTACAAGATATCCTTTCTTTTGGTTTAAAATTAAATTCAACAAGCGGAGGTATTAATTGATCATTCACAGCATCTTCAATTGTGCTAGTAAGACCTTCCTGTGCTAAAAGAAAAGCCTCAGCATGAGTAGCTGCCATACTATAACTACCAGTAGATATATCTTGCGTAACCACTCTCTCTGGTACAAGTAATCCACGTAATATTTGAGTTTCTAAATGTGTTATACAATCTATAAACATTTCACCACGTTTCTCATCTTTTAAATAATCAACTTGCCATTGATTACTTCTTCCATCCTTAGTCTCCTCATAAGGTAGAGTAACAACACTATTTTCAATAAGACTTTGACCTACCCTAAGAGCAATAGTACAATTATCTACCTCATTCCCACTTGGGTCTATATTTACTCCCATAGGATATGTAACAATCGTTGGAGGACTACCTCTTCTCTCATAATATCTTAACATAAATTGATATAGAACTTCTTTCCAATACCAAGGCTTATAAGCTTGTTTTAATCTACTACCTCCAAAGTAATTACCAAAATCATCTTCAAGAGAAAATAAAAAACATTTATCTCTATCAAGCGAAACAACACTACCACCACCAATATCTTGCACTATTCCAAGGAAATCGCCTGTATTTCCATCAGTTCTAATCCTTATTGTACTAGGATAATGTGCTTTTACCTTTTTATATACCTCAGCTTTACCTTTGAAATGAGTCTTTTTTCTACCAGCGGCAGTAGTAGAATGCACATCCATAGGAAACATCCACCATACTTTTTCATGACTAGCAAAACCAAACTCAATTGCCGTTAACATAGACTTCAATAACTTTCTCCAAATCATACTAATAGCTTCAGTAACAAACGCTGCTATATCTTTATCTTCACATTCTATAACCCATTTCAAAGACATTAGCGGCATTTTAATTATAGCAAGTCCAAGTGATACTTGCGGATCTTGTTTCATTTTCATATAAGTATCAACTGGTATATCATCTGGATAATATGCACCAATGGTTTCAGGCATCATAGTATAAACAAACGTAGGATGACCAGATTTTGTTAACTCCTTCTGCATAGCCTTTCTGTTAATCTTCATAGACTTTTCAGCATCAGCTAAAAAAACTCTCATTTTATCTCTAACAGACTTATCAACACCTAGATTACGCATTATACCAATTACTTCTCTACTATCATTCCTAAATCTTCCATAATTAGAAAGTGCTAAAGATCTATTAGGATTTATTATTGCTTCCTGATTCATTAGTTATCTCCCTATTTTTAAAATAGTTGCACCTAAAGAGTCTATGTGCATAGGTGGTTTTTCAATACCAGATGGCAAGATAAATATATCTTTATTTTTTGGAAATTTGCGTCTTTCATCTAACACAATTACATTTGCAGTTTGGCTCACAACCTCTACTTTTGGAGTAATGAAAGCTCTAAGTCTCTGTATTGGAGAGCCACTTACAGAAGATAGAGCTAAAGACCAAAACTTATCACCATGATGAGTTCTACTTTTCTCAGCATTAAATCTAACTTGATTAGTTTGTGATATCTCACGCTTAATAGAGTGTATTTGTCTAATTAAATCTTTATCAGATGGATAGCCAATCATCTGATCTTCCATTCTTATTTTAATATTTACACACATATCTTGCTTATTTTGATTATTGAAATCTACACAATCAACTCTACTTCTATAACGCTTCTTTATATATTCACCTAAATCTTTACCCATTCCAGTTGAATCTATAGAAAGCTTCCTTATTGGTAAAAACTTAAAAGCCTTATCAAGGAGTTGGCGTTGCGCTTCAAACTCCATATTTCTTCCAGTTAACGACAGCCTAATCATTTGAAAATTATCAGAATCTCTAATTTCTTCTAAAATTGTAAGTTCACTTGTATTTTCATGTCTACCAACATCATAACCACCATATAGAAATTTACTTACTTTCCCTCTTTGAATATCTCTAGCCAATTCATTTATAGTATCATAAATCTTATATTCTAATCCAGGATGCACAGGCTTAATTTGTTCTGGATTATCTCCATAACTATCATCTTCACTAATCTCCACTATTCCTCTTAGTTTTTCAAAAGTACAAGACTTAATTAAATCAATAGGATAGTATGACTCCCTCTCATCAAATGGACGCAATTCATATTCTTGCTGAAAATCTTCAAGTATAGATGAGTAATAAGCCTGTATAATTGCTTCACTTCCATATGTCAATACACGCTCCTCTGTAGACATAAGAGGAGCTTTTTTCTGTACTTCTGCAAAATGTAAATTACCGTAATTATTAACAAATACTGGACATTCCCACCAAAAAATATTTTGTCTACTATATGTAGGATAGCGTTTTCTATCTTCACCAATTTGCCAATGCAATCCTAATCTGCCAAGTGGAGAACTCCCTACTGTAATTTGACCAAAACCACGAGTAATTACTGGCACAGCAGCCACATATATTTTTGTATCCCAAGTAAAATGTGCAAACTCATCTAAATCAACATCAACATTTCCTCCCTTACCACGTACAGCCCTTTGAGGATGAGAAATTAATCTTGTAATACAACGACGGCCACCAACTGTTCGTTTCTCAAATTCTAAAGCAGTCACTCTATCTACAGTTAATTTACGTTGATATTTAAAAGGCAAACTTTCATATAATGAACGAGCATAATTAATTTTCTCATTAGCCTCTTCCTGATTATAACTAACAAATATTTTTGTATAATGATCTAACAAATGACATTTAGCAAGTCCTTCACAACTAAATCCAAAACTAGCACCTATCTGCCTGCTTTTATTCATCCAACGATACTTGTTATAGTTACTCATGTGAGCTTTTTGATAGGGATATAAAACTGAAGGAGCAAAACCAACATCACTAGGGCTTTCTGTAAGATTTTCTATCCAACCAGCTTCGGTAGAAATGGCTTCAGCAAAACTCTTCATAGCTTCTTTAGTAGATTCTCTAAAGCCTTGCGGATCTTCGGTGGGATCAACATAGGAAATTATTAATGGACCTGAGGAAGAAGCAGGATATCTTTTTATTTTCTTCTTTCTTTTTGCTTTCTTTGCACTCTTAACAATTACAGGACTACGCTTTACTTCCTTTTTCTTTTTCTCTTTAATTATTACAGGATAACGTCTCATAATTTAATGAACAGTACCATCAAAATCTTTTAATTGATCAAGATATATATTCTTATCAAGTTCCTCAATTCCTTTAGCACTAAACCATATCAACTTCCAACTAATCAATTTACCAGGAAGATCTACTACTCTTAATTTTGATCTAAATATACTTTCACATAGTCGCACTAAATCAAAAACCTGCTCATAATAAGTAGTTACAGTAATTTCATAGTAATTATTAAAAATACCCTTAACTATAGTTTCTATAAATGTGCCATCTTCAAGCTCAAATTTAAACACACCAGCATAAATCTCTTGAACTGTTTTCATTAATATTAACCAGTTGATGACCTCTTTTTAGCAATACTCACAACCTTTTTCTCAGAATGTTTTTTAGCTTTATTCCTACGCTTAATATATCTTTGTTCAGCAGCATCAGACACATCCATACCTTCTTCACTTATTTCACTTGGATCCCTGCCAGTATACTCCGCTAGCATAGTCAATAATCCTTTATTTCTTAAAAATTGTACTGAATCTTGTCTAATTTCATTATGTAGCTTAGTTACCATATCAACAAGTTGTTTCAAGGAATATTCTTCACCCATCTCCTCATCTTCTAATTTTTCCCCAATAGCTTTATACATGGGAGATAAAAACTTAGTAATGTTACCTATTCTATTTGATCTTAATATTGATATATTTTCTTCAAATTTCTTTAAAACTGCTAGTCTAAATATAGGATTTTTCTTCCATTCTCTAATAGTACTAGTTTTTACGTTACAATCTTTTGCAATAGCCTTATCTTTAACTTTAACACCCAAAGCAAAAATTTCAGCAGCCTTCCATTGTTCAAGACTTAGTCCTTTTTCATCAAAAGACATAACACCTCCTCCAGAACTAAAGTTCTATTAACTCTACTAAAATCTATAGTTTTCTTTTACAATTTATATAACCATAACATAATTACAATGGCAGAACAAATTCTATATGACAAATGCCAATCAACTCAAATAGAAACCATGTTAGTATTTTGAACGAAAAAATATATTTTTGTTTTTATTGCTTTAAGTACCGTACAGCAAAATATATAAACTTTTTAAATTAATCCTAGAGGTATAGAACTATGAAATTTCTTATAATTGATGGGCAATTTTTAACATATAAATCACTCTTCAGTCACCAAAAATTAACTGCCACCTTTAGAGATAAAGAAATAATATCTGGCATACCATTTGGGTTTATAAAAGCAATGATAGACATGAAAATAAAGTTCAACCCAGATTTTATATTGGTAACATGGGAAGGACATCCTCTTATAAAAAAATCAATTTATCCACAATATAAAGAAAAGCGTGAACCACTTGAAATAGATATCCACACTGAAAGTGAAGTAACTAAAGCAATATTAAAATCATTACAAATACCTAATTTATTCCACAAAGGTTATGAAGGAGAAGATATAGCAAATTACATAAAAAGAAAGTTAGATGGTAAAAACAGATTTGGATATTTTTACACTAATGATAGTGATGCATTTGCTATGATACGTAATAGATTTGTTCTTATAAATAATGTTGACGGCGAATTTCTTATAATGGATAAAGAAGAATTAAAAAAAGAAAAAGGTCTGACACCAAGACAAGCTAAAGAAATTAAAATACTTGCAGGGTGTAGAACAGACAATGTAGCTGGTTTTAAAGGAATAGGCAATGAATTTGCCACATATCTTATAAAAAAATATGGAACTGCCAGAAGAGTAACTAAAAATATTAATGAAACAGAAAGTAAATATGTAAGATTAAATAAATTGATTAGAAAGGATCTTAAATTACTAGATACAATGACATATATAACTAAGATACTAATACCTGATGAAGTACAATTAGCTCGTTGCTCAATAAAAGGCAAGTATACAAATCTGTTAGCAGAACTAGAATGTCACACTCTTCTAAAGGGTGCAAATAAAAGAATTCTAAAAGCTATATCTAAGAACCAAAAGAAGCTAAAAAATAAAGTTATAGAAGAACTTGAATTGGAGACATAATGAAAGAAATAAAAGGAGATCTTTGGGAACAAAAAGATGCAGATTTAATATGCATAACCACTAACAGCTTCATAAAAAGAAATGGTAAAGCCGTAATGGGTAGGGGGTGTGCATTACAAGCAAAACTAAAATTCCCAGAGATAGACAAAGTATTAGCAGAACATATAACAAAAAATGGCAATGTACCTGGATTATTAATTTTGGGACTAAAAAAGAAAACTGATATATGGTCTTTTCCCACCAAATACAACTGGTGGGAAAAGTCAAGTCCTGAGTTAATAAAAACTAGTGCTTTAGCACTGGTTAGAATATGCGGTAATCCAAAGTATAAGAGAGTTATTTTGCCACGTCCAGGTTGTGCAAATGGAAGATTAAAATGGAAATATGTAAAAAAGATTTTAGAGCCTATATTAGACAATAGATTCTATATAATATCTAGAGGTAAATAAAAAATGTTGACATTAAAAGATTATAAAAAATCACCAGAACTGGTTAAAGAACTAATAGATAGCCTAAGAAAAAATATACATGAACAAACAATTAAACAAAGTCTCTTTTCTAATGACTGCTTACCAGCAGTAGCAAGTATGATAACAAATACTCCGATACAGGAAATAAAAAAATATATCAAAAATAAAACAGGCAATACAGGTGAAAAAGGTTATTATGAATATGAAATATATGGTTTTCTATTAGATAAAGGATATATATTAGGACTATATATAAAAAACCCACAAGAACATGATATAGTAGAAAGTAAAATATGTATAGATGTATATATGAATCAACCAGCCATATTAATAACTGAAGCAGAATGTGAATGTCAACATCATGCAATATATTGGAATGGAATTTCAATAAAAGACCCATTACCTACAATAACCAAACCCAGAGATCTTAATGATTATAAAATTTCGAAATGGTTGCCTGTAAGCAAATTATAGGAGATTAATATGGATCTTATTGTAAGAAAAAGAAAGTGTAAAAAGTGTAAAATTAGAATGATATTTATTGGAGTCAATGAAAAAGGTGAAACTAAATATCATTGTCCTAGCTGTTATGTAACTTATGAGATTATGGAAGAAGAAAGACCTCCTTACGTTACTATAATGAGTTCGATTGGTGGGCCAAAAGCAGTATTATTTGGATGGAATGATGAGTTTGATGCGTATGAGCCAATCAACACTGGTCCAGGCATGAAGAGAAAACAAGCTATAATGTATGCAAAAGATTGGGCCAAATCAGAAGGCATTGAATATAAAGGAAGTGACATATAATGTATGACGATAAAGAAATTGAAAGGGTAGATAAGGCTATTACAATTTTAGCTTCAATACGCGAAGCTTTAGCAGCAGGAACAAAGCACTATCGCAAGAGTGACAACAAGTTATTAACGACAGATAAAGAGATAATACAAGCATTGATAGACGAAAAAGTAATAATATTCGAACCAAAGGTAAAAGAAAAGACAAAAATCACTACTAACAAACGAAGTAATCCGCATTGGCATCATAGATAGAAGGAGGGAAAGAAAATGGAAAGAGATATTTGGAAAGTGATTGACCAAATAGAAAAAGAGATTCCAGCAAATTTTGAAGGTAGAACAGGACTTATAAAAGCTTTAAATAAGGTTTGGTCCGATGCCTTGTATCATGCCCCAGAGATTCGACAGTTAGATTGGAGGGCGTTGGCGGAAGTTTTAACAGAGCATTTAAAGGGTTTTCATAAAACTAGTTGGGCAATAGAGATAAGTGATATTATGACAGATAAGAAAAGAATAGAAATACTCTTTAGAAAATTTTAGGAGGAAAAATGGAGAAATTCTTTTGGTTGCGAACCAAAACTCATCCAAGATGGTATATTCATGAATTAAAAGGCGCATGTTATGTATCATGGGTATCAGAAGCTGATAAAGCACAAGCACTATCTTTTTCTAATGACAGTGTTGAAAAGTGGGCTAAGACATTATCAGAGGCGTTATCAGATATTACTGGTTTTGAACTTGAAATTATTGAACCATTTGCATAACAGTTAAACAATATAAAACAAAGTGAGAAGATAAACATATGAACAAAAAATACTCAAGAGTTAAATGTGATTGTGGTCATTATCCCGAAGATCATTTTGCCAATGAAGGATCTTGTGACAAATGTGCATGTACCTGGTATTATCCAAATTATAAATATATCTTAAAACAAAGAAATATAGGTCTTAAGATAAATAAATAAAAGGAGAAAAGAGAGACAATGAGAGTATCAATAGAGCGTATATTATGGCTCAGAGAAGAATTAAGTAAAATTAACAGAGAGAGACTAGAGGATATAGAATTCCTTAAGAATGGTATAGTAGTTGCTATTAGCAAAGAAGCATTAGATAAATTCTCTTTAACAGGTCTTAGCAATGTAGATTTTATCACAAGTGAGTATTATAAACGCCATCCAACAAATGCATGATCTCGTAGTTGTCAACCCATTTACATAATAGCAAAATAGGGAGGAAAAACAATGCAATTTCTCTTCGCAACAATAACAGGGGTGATAGTAGGTAATTACTTTCTTTATAGGTATAACTACTCCTTTAGATTTCTTATACTTATAATGGCATGTTGTCAAGTAATAGCTGTGATAGTAATATACATGTTCTTTAACATAACCCCCCAATAGATGCCTATTTTTTTTTCTGATATACCTCTTACATATCGAAACCCCCATCATCACCTACATATCCTAATCTAATTTAACATCTCTCCCAAAAACAACAATAATTTTCTATTTCCAACAGCCGTAGCCGCATATATAGGCTATGTAAGGCCATACCTATATTCTTAATTCCCTTCTTGATATAATTCTTTTGTATATACATTTTTTTTACCTCTAAATTTTATTTCTCATTCTAGATGAGGGGAGCTTATGTGTGTATATCAATTGCTTATGGCAAGTAGGGGTAGGGTGTTTATATTTGTACATATGCATAGTTAAGATATGTTGACTTGTTAACAAACTACAAAACCTTTAATAGATAGTTATAAAGGAGGTGATAGCATGTTAGTTGAGAAACTTAAGGCGTTGTTGAAGTATGGTTGCACAGCCTTTTATTGCAGAGGCTACCTGTTGCAAGTTAACCTTAAGAGTATGTATGTGCATGTGCATACATTATAGAAAGGACATAATGAAAACATCAGAAGCTGTATTGTTGGCTATCAGTGTTATAGCATCAATCGTTATTTCATATCTAATAACCTAATTAGGAGGTGAGAACTATGGCAAATGGTAAACATTGGAAAGAGGTACTAAAAGACTATAGGCGTAAGCTGAAAGCTGGTAGCACAAACCAGAAAGCTTGTGTTACTTTAGCTATGACTAAGAACAGCAAACTTGTAGGTGCGTGTAAGCCAATAATAGGTATGTCTAGAATTGTGTGTGGTAGGCGTATTAGTAAGAATACCATTAGGGTTAGAACAATATAAGGGAGGTGATAATAATATGCTATAGTCCTGTTGGTTTGTAACTTGGAATCTAACACTTAACAAAAGGAGAAAGACTATGTTAGTAAAACGTGGGTATACAGTATATACTCATTTGACACACTTCAATGATGGAACTCGCAAGGGTTCTATGGTTGCTGAAGTCATGGGTATATGTAAGAATACAGTAACAGTAAGAGTCCTTAAGAACAATAAGGTCTTTTATGTATCACCTAATGCCATTGTAGGTATTAGGAAGAAAAGCACGATGAATAATTGTGTTCGTATGCTAGCTAACAAATTCAACAACAACTAAGAGGAGGCGTATATGAAGAAAAAGCCTGTACAATCGGTCGTACCAGACTACTTTGAAAACATAGAAGAAGCTATTAAAAACATGATGTTGTCTGGACTAGGGCGATCTGGTCGTAGACGATTGTGTAACAAACTTGGAATAACATGGAGGCACTACAAGCAAGTTGAATGACAATAGCAGACAAAATAGCAGTGCTTGAGTCTGCTGAAGCTGAATTGAGTGGGTTTATTGACAACATGCGAGCTTTAGCAGCCAAGAGGCATAAGGTAGAAAAGGATATGTTGATCCTACTTGATATCACTGAAGATAGCAAGCGTGGTAGAATGGTATGGTTCAATGTTAACAATCCTGGAGGTTGGAAAGATAAGAGTACGATTCTTCAGCCAGAACTTTGGAGCTTTAGAAAGGCAAAAGAGTTCATAGGTACAGAGGAGGTGAAGTAAATGACATTTAGAGAATTAGCAGAGCAAATAAACCAATTACCTGAAGAGCTTAAAGACAAAACTGCAACAGTGTATTCGTTTGAACATAATAGTAATGAACATATGATTGTATATGGAATGGAAATTGCAGACCCTGAAGATTATCAAATAGAGCCGGGATATCCTTATTTAGTAACAGAGAAATTTTATGAAGGTGAGGAGGTGAAATAAACAATGATAGTTGTTAACTACAAAGGTCTAATTGTAGGAGCTCCATTATTTCCAGTAGAAGTAATGGGATTTGTATTAGTTGTAGCTAAGATAATGGCATATTGCGTATATGAAACATTATAGATGGGAGGTGATATCTATTGTTAGTAAGAACATACCACAAAAAACAAAGAGGTAGAAGATGCATATGTCTGCTTGGTATTTGTGAAACCAAGCCAAAGAGTTGTGCAATATTAGTACCACATCTAAAAATACACCTGACTAAAAAGTATGGTTTTAGAGTGATTATTAGTAATGAGGTATATGATATACCACCTAGAATGATATTCGAAGTTTTGGAGACTAGGGTGTGAAGGTAATACTGATACCTAATAAGGGTAGATATTGCTACAAGAAAGATACTAAGGATCTTGTATTATGTTGGCCTGAATGGAAAGCTAAGAGAGATGCTTATGAACTTAGATGGGTGGAAACGGCATGGAATTGCAACTGTAAGGGATATTCTTACAGACGCTCGTGTAGTCACTTGAAATTCATGCCATACAAAGCACCAAGAAAATCTAAGTCTATAAGTTATAACAGAAAAGGAGGTGATGGTGTGTTGGCTAACGCAGCTAAGAGAACATGGGTAACACTGCCTCTTAGTGGAAAGCGTGTTAATTGTTATGAATACTTTTGGAAAGGGAGGTAATATGAGCTTAATGAAACAGTTTAAAATAAAAGTTTGGATTGGACATATGGGAGAAGGAATATTATCCCCAGGTGAAAAAGAGAAACTTAACCTATCTAATCCAAATGGAGCTTCTATCTCTGCTGAAGAGTGTCCTATGGCTGGTGAAGATGGAGGAGCACGACCATGTATGTTTATAGATGAACTACATGATGATCATGGCTTATGTCCAAATTGTTGTGGATTTGAAATTAACACAGTATTCTGTAGATATAAAGTAATCTAATCTTAAAGACCTGGGTATGTCATTAAACTACCTAAAAGGAGGAATATGAGCTTAAATGCACTAAGAAGCAAGTTGGAGAAGGTTAATGAAAAAGAGGAAAAAACAGCTAAAAACAACGAAAAAGGAGGAAACATTGTGGAAAAGAATGAAATATTGAACAAAGCCGGAGAAGTTGTTATTATTGACGACCGAAAGAGTCCAAAACCACGAAAAGCCTTAAAAGGTGTGCGAAAGCAAGCAAAGAAGGTCAAAAATGTAGAAACCTCAACCAAAAAGGTTGCAAATAGCACAAAACCTGCTAAAATTAACACCAAATCATCCAAAAAGGAGGAAAACATGAATCACACTAAGGCCCGTAAAATGGCTAAAGAAGTGTTAGCAGAGGTTGCCAAAGCTAATGCTAAGACTCATCACATTGGAAGAGATGGAAACTGGTTAATTAACAGCAAGACTGGAGAGGTTCAGGTAGGCATTTCTAAGAAAGGCGGTACTGGACTTGTCAAAGTTACCATGCCATTAGGAGTGCTTCCTAGAGAAGTAGCAGAACATGGTAAGAAAGCAGCACAAGCTTTCCATATGACATGGTTGCAGTTCGACATTTCAAGAAATAGCCTTAAGAAAGCTATTCTTGCAAGAATCAAAAATAATAAAACAATGTACGAATTTGCAGAGGATGTATACGGTACAAAAGACGCTCCTTGCTGGAATAAGGTAAGTTCAGTCAAGAAAAGTGTAGAGGATAAGCTTAAAGATATAAAAACCAAGAGGGCTAAAATTGCTGATGAGGAGAAAGCACTTAAAGCCGAAATCAAGAACCGTAAAGCCAAAAAAGGTGCAAAGGTAGTTAAAGGTATAAAAACAGCTCCAGCGACTGTCTAGTTAATCTATGGGGGGAGTTAAATGCTCCCCCTTAACCCACAAAAGGAGGAATTATGAAAATAGATGGATTCACAATTAGGTGCAAAAAATGTGATGAAGAAAATGTAGTTGTAAAAGGGACTGCTATCCGTTATGGAGTCGCAGTAAGAGTAATGTTAGTTTGTTTAGTACCAGAATGTGAATATAGAGAAGAGATTCCAGTTGTCCAAACTTCTTTTCATGAATTTAGAGAGACTGAACTACAAAAGGAGGAATTATGAAATATGGCGAGTTTAGATATGTTCATGTATTAATGGAAACACATAATAGCGAAATAAGGCACATTCCAAAAGATGACTGGCACTGTCCTATAATGGCTGAAGACCCAAGAGAAATAGAAGATGGAATTCCAATGAGTTGTAGGACAATAGACAAACTGGATCCAGCAGGTGACTATAAATGTAATTTCAGTAATAAGATAGTGTTTCAAAGTCCAATACCTCATAATCCTGAAGTAAAAAAGAATTATTATTGCATATGCACTTGGCCTAATGAAGTAGCCTAACCTTAGAGTCCTGGGTAAGACACTAAACTGCCTAAAGGAGAAAGTATGAATAAAAATAATGTAAGAGCAAAATTAGATGACTTATGTAGGAAAGCTAGAAGTTTAAGATGCCAAGCACAAAAAGTCTACAACAGCATAGTATGTAGACCTGTACATCTAATACACAAAACTCATAGTTTACAGAAGAAATATAAGACAATCTGTGAAAAACTAAGAAAAGTTCGTAGTGAAATAGGATTTATACTCGCCGATAAAAATATAGATAACCGTACCCTTAAATATTAGGAGGTAAATAACATGGCTTACAGTAGCAAAAAAGACAAGGAGTTAAAGAAAGTAGGCAAGATAGTGTTAGTTGATGATGGTCAACAGTTTCAAGCTATAGTTGTAAGAATAATGAAATATGGAAATGGTATGCCAAAGGTTGCAATAAACATTGAGCAAACAAAGTACGGTGCTGAAAACTCTAAAGACACTATTACAACCTCAAAGATGCCAAGGCTTATAGGCGAAGATTTCAAGAAAATAAGTAAGAAACTTCCTAACTTGTTAAAGAAAGCTGAAGTATTGCTTGACGAAGTAAGTTAACCTTAGAGTCCTGGGCAAGACATTAAACTGCTCAAATAAAACAATTCTGTTATTTGATGAAGAAAGGAGATGAAAGTGGGAACATTTAATCTTGATGATGAAACAGAAGTAACGATAGAAACTGCTGACGACGAAGAAGAGATGTGTAGTATACTGCATAATATATTCTCTAATCCTTTAACTAATAAGATCTATTCAGGTTGGGAAGATAAAGTTAACGAACTTTGTCAAATATGTGTAGCTATGGTAAACATATCACATTTTGACAGCATAGGATGGACAACATTATATGTACAATGCTCAAAAGATAAGAACCCAACTGGAATATGTGAAGAACATATTTACTGGTCAACAGGTGAAAGACATGAGATTGTAAAGTATAATGATACGTTTGTTATAAACATCTAACCTCAAAGACCTAGGTATGTCATTAAACTACCTAAAAGGAGATAAATGAATAAAGCTAAAGTTTTTAATTTTGAAACAATGGATGCAGAGGAATTATTAGATACAGAAGAATGGGAGGTGCATTTTCCTAAAAAAGATAAGAGGACACTATATTGGATAGTATTAAAGACTGGAGATGTAAGATGTCAAGAATCTAAACCTAAAAGCAGACCCTTTGTAAAAGAAGAACATGAAGTACTAGACCAGTTTGATCAAGACATTATGCATTATCTTGATGCTAGTACTGGTATGAAATGTGATTATCATAGCCGTTGTGGTTATGATAGAGGTCCAAGATTCAATAATCTTATTAGAAAAATGCTAGGGAGGTAACATGAATCAGAAAGAAGCAAGAAGAAGAGCAGCAAAGTTATTATCAGAGATAGCCAAAGCTAATGTCAAAACACATCATCTTGCAAGAGATGGGAATCAACTTGTTAATTCAAAGACTAAAGAAGTACAAGTTGGAATTAGCAAGAAAGGATCTACTGGTCTTGTGAAGATTACCATGCCGGTAGATGCATTACCAAAAGAAGCTACGAAGTATGGTAAGAAAGCAGCACAAGCCTTCCATATGACATGGCTTCAGTTTGATATACCCATAGTTGTGCTGAAGAAAGCTATTCTTGCTCGTATTAAAAGTAAGAAGACCATGTATGATTTTTCAAAAGACGTATATGGTACAGAAAAAGCTCCTTGTTGGAGTAAGACTAAGATAGCTAAGAAAACTACAAAAGACAAGCTTAAGAACATGAAATCTAAAAAGGCTAAGATTGCTAAAGAAGAAAAAGCACTCAAAGCTGAAATAAGAACTCGTAAGACTAAGAAGGGTTCTAAAACTAAGGTAGCTGTAGCAACAGCGTAGATATAGATTAACATAAAATAACTCTATAAGATTATAACCTCTAGATAGCACTTAACCTCAAAAACTGACTACGCCCTACTGGTCTGCTCCGCTCATAGGGAGCTTCTAGATATGTTTCTACTTCGTACACGCAGATCCTGACGTATGAGCTACTTTGTAGAATCTCCCCCACATAGATATACTTCCACCTCTAACAAGACTACGCCCCATTAGTGTATCAAAAAGAGATAGATATATATCTCCAACAGAAACATATCCATAACACTTCCCTTTATTAACAACCTTATACCCTGTTTTAACCCTTACAATACCTCTATAGACTGTGTATATTTTGATATAGTCTGTGTATATACACACCTGCCTCTAAACCTTGTATATACAACAACTTATAAACCTCTTGTGTTATTATTAACACACTCATGTATATAAAACAACACACTTTTACTAACATCTAAAGACATATGTATAAATAGATATTATTTTATGTTATATATACAGCAACTTACAAATGTAAACTCTATGTATATACATGGCATATAAACTGCATATATGTAGGGCAAAGGGCAATAACCACTTCTACCAAACAATAGCCAAGGAGGTATTAAATGAATTGGCAAAGAGTAAGAGAACAATGCACTTTGTTTGGCACATTCATACATAGGACAAGAGAAACAATAGATAAAGATATAGTCAGGGCAAAAGAAGGAGAAGAAATATTTCCATATGAGTTTAAGTTAGCGGTGATAGAGGAAATGCGTGATCAGAAGGCTAAAATACTCGCTCAAGGACTCCAAGTCAAATATTCATACTTACCCCTCAAAAGAGTAGTAGAGGTATGTAGAGAGTACCTTGTTGAGTCTGAATGGCCCAAAGAGTACTTAATAAAGATAGAATTAACAAAAAGAAGAAAAGAAATGTTTCTACAAAGAGGTTATTAAGGAGGTTAATATGATAGTAATCTGTAAGACCTGTAAAAAAGAGTACTATTATGGTAAGAGTGAAAGTGACTTCATAGACAAGGAAAGTGGAATAGAACTATTTCCTGAAGTTCCTTTTTTCAAGAAAGATACTGCATTAGAGATCTTTTATTGTAAGGGTTGTGGTCATATAATATTCATCATAGTGGTAGATACAATAAACTTTAATTTAGTTCAACTCTTTCAAGAGACAAAATAGAAATGTTTCTACAGAGAGGTTATTAAGAAGGAGGTACTATGATAAGCAAATCTGATGCTATCCTCAATAAAATTCAGTCTCTTAAAACTCAAAATGATCACCATTGGGTAAACATAGAAAGACTTGCGAAAGCACATGCATCATCACCTATAAAAGATAGATTGATCAAAATTGAGGAGAATGTTGCTAAGATTATAAAACTAAGAACAGAGTTATTTAAAGAGCAACAGAAATATTTCTAAAGGAGGATTTATGAAATATAAAATAGGTGAAGCTAATATTCTTCTCAGCAAAGTCCAGTTTTTACAGTCTCAAAATAATCGTGCTCAGATAGAGATCTTACGACTTGCAATGCATCATAAACCAACAACAACAAAAGATATAATGATTAGAATTATAGAAAACGATAGTGAGATTATAAAACTAATGGAAAAGTTAGTAGAAGATATGTAGAACTTCTATACAATGGTATAACCGTATGTATGCAACATAGCACTTTCCCTTGTTCAGTATGAACTCTTGAAATTACATATGTCTATAGAAAGTGTATATAGAAACATTTCTACTACATCTCTTAAGGAGGTATAGTAAAGATTATGTATAGTTCAAAAGAAATACTTCTATTTCGATTAGAAATGCTTCTACTCTATAGAGTTAGAAAGTGTTCTAGAGGACCTCAACTCTTTCGTCCTTTTTAGATATTTCTTGTTGAGACCTTGAATTCTTTTAGAAACTTCTTATTGAGAACCTTAAAAGAAAGGAGTAAAAGATGGAAACATCATCCATTCCTCTCATTATAGCCTTTATATGTATCGTAATCCTCTTCTACATGGTTATAGTAAATGTTATGCTTTACTCACAAAAGATAAAAGATAGAAGTCAAATACAACACCATCACGTTCACCGAAGAAAAATATTCATCCTTACTGTTATTACATTCATTGTATTTATGGTCATTGTATTTATATTATTCTAATTGAAAGGAAGGAGGATATTAGATTATGCTATACATTTGCAATACAGGTTTAGACTGTGAAGATTGTATTGGTGGGTGTGAAGATAATCTTGAAGTATATGATAATACTTCAGATGAAAGAAAGGAGTAAAAGATGAAAACACCACTTATTTCCCTCATTATAGTCCTCTCCAGTATGATTATAATATATGTTGGACTTTCATTGCAAGGGATAAAGGATATAAGTCGAACGAGGAAAATATTCCTTTTTACTGCCACCTTTATGTTCTTTGTCCTTTTGACCATTGCAGCTATATTATTCTAAATAAAAGAAAAGGAGGATAAGAAATTGAAAGAAGAAATTAAGAAAGCAGTAGAGAGATATCAATGTCCTGGGTGTGTTTGTGGTAGTGATACTTCTTGCTATGCAGAAGGTCTTGACTTTGGATGTAGCAAACATTGTCCTGGAACAGTTATATCTGGTGCTGGTAAGATATTACTTGGAATGCCAAAGGGTTTTAATCTTTTCGAGTCTCATTATAAAGTCACAATTTCAATATTTGAGAAATTTGAATATGGATGGGGATATAATAAGTTCAATGTTCCTGTATGGAAACACTTGGACAATAATGGAAATACTCTTGTGCGTGGTGTGTGTCCAAGAATAAGTTTACCATGGATACATATCTTTCTCGGAAATCATATGTCAAAGATCGACTGCATAGAAATCTCTAAGGAAGATATGCGTAAAATGGATTAATACTAAGGCTCTTTGACAGTAGAATATAACTACTTTAACCTTTACATATAGCTTTCAACACCGTATATGTAACTGTATATATGCTTAATGAAACAATAGAAATTAAACTTGTTATGTGTTTGGAGGAAGTTTATTATGATTATAGAAGAAATGACTGATGTAGAAGATGATGAGGAAAAAGGATTAGAGTTTCAACGTGGTTATAAGAAACCAACAGTTAAGCTAAGTGGAGAGGATGGAAATGCTCTCTTTATTATCGGCAAAACCATTAAAGCCTTGAGGAAAGCAGGAGCTACGAAAGAGCAAATTGACAAGTATAAGAAAGAGGCTACAAGTGGAGACTATGATAATGTGATAGGTACGACAATGGATTGGGTTGACGTTATCTAAGAGATGTTTAAAATATCTTAAAGAAAGGAGGTTTAATGAAAAAAAATAAAGCAAATGGTAAAGTAGGATGGTTGAATGATCACGGTAGAGCAATGAGTAAATTGTTCAATCTCTCTTATGAACTCAAGGGTATTGCTGATGCCTTCTTTGCCACAGGAAACGAAAATATGGGAAAGACTCTGTATTCGATATCCAATGAAATCATGTCGGCCCATGAGACTGCAAACAGGGCTTTGAGTGAATCTATAAATGAAACTATTGTACGGAGTGATGAACATACTAAAACCATTCTTCTTGCTTCTCTTGCTGGGATACAACTGGCAACAGAAGGAAAAGAATGTAAAGAGAAAAAGGAGGCAGTAAAATGGGAGTAATGGATTTTATTGGAGATGAACGGATTCAGATAAAGAGTACTCCGAATCCCGAAATGAAGTGTTATATGGATGGAGATAACATTGATCTTCCTGATGGGTTACACATTTCTTATGAGGGCTGGTTCGTTGTTCGTGATAAGAAAATTGTGCAGATTGGGAAAGAGGTTTATGATAAATGGGGTGGGGAGTTAAATTTAGAAAGGATAATAGACCCAAATAATCCAATTATTCACCATTTGAAAGCAATTGAAGAATTAGACAAATAAGTAAATAGGAGGAGGCAAAGAATGGATAAAAAAAGGTTAGAAACCTTAAAATATTGTTTGAGAGAAGTTGGGACGGATGACACGATGTTCCTACTAAAATTAATTGACGAGGATAAAGCATATGGAAAAGACCCAGAAAAGCTATTTGACCATTTGGAACTTATTGCAGCTTTTCTATCCGATATTTATTCAAGGCAAATTCAACTATATAACAAACAAGTAAATGATGGAATTGAAGCGTTGACAAGGAAAAGACAGTGGGTCAATTTACTCAATATATCGAAACACGCTTTAAGAAATATTGAACAAGCGATTGGTAGTTTTGGTTCAAAACCACTGAATATTGTATTAGAATCTGCTAAACTAATGCTTGAATTTGAAGAATTGAGTATGCCAAGTAAAAGAGCAGCTATGGCTTCTTTAGATCAAAATATAGCTTCTTTAGACCAGAAATAAGAAAAGGAGGTGGTATTGTGAAAAGATTAAGCATGGGTGAGGCTGATGTCAATATTCGGGGCTATCTTAGAATTAGAGCAGATGGTAAAGTTATTTACTTCGATCCTACTGAAGGAGACTTGGCTGGTGGCACGATGCTGAGAATTTGTGGCTTGAATCTCAAATATATTCCCTCTAAGATTGGAGAATTACTTGATTTGCATATTTCTAAGGATAAACGAAGGAAGAAGATATGAAACATAAAAAATAAATAAAAGGGGATTGTTATGTGTATAGAAGAGAGAGGTGAAGTGCTTGTTAGTGATGGAGAGGTTTTTATCTGGAAACTTATGAAGGATATAGATAGTATTCTTTTTACAAGGTTTTCTTCCTCTAGAGGATGTGAATGGAAGTCTTTGCCTGAGGAAAAATTAAGTTGTATGTCAAGTGTTCCAATGGAAGAACGACATGGGTACTCTGGTTTCTTATCCGAGGAGGAAGCTGAGGAGTTCAAAAAGGAGGATGGGAAGGATAATGTGATAGGTACTGTGGTAAAGAAATATCGAATTCCATTTGGCGCAAAATATCAAATAGGGAGAATACCAGATGGTAAGTTTGACTATAGTTATATTGGAGCCGGTATGAGAGCCGTTGTTGCACAAGCTCTTGTACCAGCTTATTAAATAGAAAAATAGATACCTAATAAAAGGAGTAAGAGTATGGCTTATACAATAGAGAACTTCAAGACGAAGAAAGCCTTAAAAGAGGCTGTGAAAGAGGAAAAAGAGGTACGTTGTTATAATCCTGGGCTTGGGCCTGATTTGACATACCACACAGGGACTGTTTATCTTGAAGGTCCCCACTATCCAGAACCACATAAATGGTATGCTCAAGGGATATTGAAAGAGGGTGTACTTGTAAAAGTAAAGTAAATGAAAAAGAAAGGAGAAGTATGAAATTTAAAATACGCTTTATAGTATTTACCATAATCTTATCTTTCTTTACAACAAATGTATATGCAGAACAGAAAATGATGAAAGGAAAGAAAATACTGATACAGTATAACAATATAAGAGACCTGATAACCTTTTCAAAAAATATGAACATTGGAATGGAAATTCTACCGATTATGATAGATGATATGGTTAACATTACACAAGGCATTTTAGGGATGTATAAATTACCTTCTGCGATTAAGATAAGAATTTATCCAAACAAATTTGGAGTTAATGCAGCGTGGAAGAGAATAAACAAGAAGAAGAAGTCTCCAATAGCGTTTTACTATCACAAAGCAAGAACGATCCACCTATCATGTCAAAGTATAAGAGTGGGAGTTCTAGCACACGAAATGACTCACTCCGTTATTAGGGATTACTTTAGGAAGAAGATACCTAAAAAGACAACAGAAATTCTGGCAAAGTATGTAGAAAGAAAAATGAAGAGTTATATGCTATATTTGAAATATAGCAAAGAAAGGTGGTAGAAATGGATTTTGAAAAGAGATTTGCAAGAGCAATTTTAGGAGCACAAAAACTAAGAGAAGAGAGTTTTGATCATGGAAAAGCCGATGCTTTGGAAAAAACTGAGGCTGAGGCTCGTGATTTTACTGAATGTTATAGTTTAAGTATATCCCAGGCAGCTAGAAAAGCAGTAAGGGAGCAAGGTTTTGATATACGAATGAATGAACCTATTTACTTACTCTGTAAATATACTTGGAATGATATTCAAAATTGGGCAAAAGAAGTTTTGAAAGATGACTAAAATATAAAAGGAGGTATTGTGAGAGAAGTAGAAGGTAAAATAAAAAAACTATTTGTACGTAGGATAGGATTTCATGAAGATTGCTTTGCATCTTACAAACAAGAAGGAAGCGTGACACATGCATGTAGAGAGTTATATACTACAAGGATATTAAAAGAACTACAAGAAGAAGTTTTGGAATGTTTTGATGCCTTGAAAAGACCAGTTAGGGTATTTTGAAAATCTAATAATGAAAAGGAGGCATTATGCTAAGTAATTTGCCACCAGGAGTAACAGAAGATATGTTACCAGGATCTAGGCCAGAAGATGAGGAACGTGAATTTGTACTTACAATTTCAGTGGGAGAGATTAGTCATCTAATACAGGTTAAAAAACATGATAAGGATAATGAACTCCATTATTTTGTATGCAACATCTTAGAGCAAATTGAAGAAGATATGGGAGGATTCTATGAGCAAGAAGAAGATCAATAAACATATTTTAGAGGGCAATCGCACCCTTGCAAAAGCTACAGATATTGAGGAAGGAAGAGAAGTGGGAGGATGCTTCCGTGGTGATAAAGAAAGTGTGGCACTTGCAATGAAATACTTCAAAAGAGCCATGAGAAACAAGTTAGATTCTACTGAGGAAACAATAGTTAAGGATAGATTGCATGAACTAAAACAAGGATTGGTTTGTAGATATATTGCCAACAGATATAAAAATATTTGAAAGGAGTGAAAAATGTTTATTCATATTGAAAATGGAGATGATATAGAAGCTTTGTTGAAGGAAGGATATTCAGCAGCAGAGTTGAGTTTGAAACATTGGAGAGAAAATAAAACTGCTATTATGGACTTATGGAGAACTGTAAACGAGTCACAAGAAAAGGAGGAGTTTATAATCAAAGAAATTCATGTATTTCTATATAATTTTGAGTTAGCAAGTGACACATGTGCTTTATGCTATGTTAGTGATAACGATGATGATGAATGTAAATTTTGTCCTTTAACATATGTGAGTGGGAGTTGTAATTCTGAGGATTCTAGTTGGAGTAAAGTTAATTATTCTATCAGTACTCTTATAACGTCTACAGAAAGGGCTAAACGTGATTTTTGGAATAATAGATTTAATATAAAAGGTTATTATAACATAAAAGATGGACTAAAAATACTTATTGAACATATTAATGTCCTTGTTGGAAATCTTGTAGCCGTAGTGAAGAAACAAAATGGAAGACTTAACATTCTAGAAGAGGAGGTTAAGTGATGAAATATCAAGTTGTTTGTTATATGAGGGTAGACCCAGATCCAGAAAGCGTAGTGCCTCTGTCTTATTGTAAAGCACAAGTAGAATTAGAACAAGCTCAAGAAATGCATCCAAATGATCTATTTAAAATAGAAAAGTTGGAGGCTTAACATTTTAGAAGAAAAAGAGAGGAGGACAAGATGGAACAAAGATTTTGTAGAGTTTGTGGAAAGGAAATTTTTGTTGAGTGGTTCATACCAGAACAGTCATTTAGGATTACTGCGGAAGGTGAATTTGAGAGAGATGATAACAATGATGTAATGTATGGTGGTTATCATCCTCGCCTGAATTTTTATTGCTCGGGAGATCGTGAACACGATATTGAAAGCAATATAGACATTAAGACTAATGAATGGATGGATGAAGTTAAAATAGAGTTTTGGAAGAACAAAGATGCTATTTTATCATAATAGCATATTAGTTAAGAGGTAAACAAACATGAAAACAAAAATAATGGGAAAAATATGTCCTGATACGCCTGATGAGGTCTGTATTAAATGTTCGCAGGCTTATGAGGGTGATTGTAGAGCAATGAACATCCCACATTCAGATGCAGAATTAAAAAGTAGGCATGATGGTCATGGCATGGAATGTGATAATCCTAATCTTAAAGAAATAAGAAAAAGTCGCTTTGGAGTTAAATACAGGACATAAAATATAACAAAATTAGGAATAGAAAACCCCAAAATAATGCTTGCATCCATTGTATATACAATGTATATGTAGGGTATAACATAAAACAAGGAGGATTTATGACACCAACAAAAGAGGAATTAGAGTATCTGAAGAAGCTAAAAAAAGTTATAAAAGATAGACCTAAAAATACTTGGTTCTTTGCCAAGTATGCAGAAGTATTTCTTATGCGTGGAGGAGAGGACAAGTTAGTAGTAATGAAAAAAGGTTATGTTGATTTTGATAATATGATAGGAAATATTAATATGATTATTGATTCATCACAATGGTAATAAGGAAGGAGGTGAGAATATGAAGGTTATTAGAGAAGGGGAGAAGTTTCGTTCTATAAGTGTTGTGTTACAAAGTAGAAAAGATATTGTAATATTTCGGGCTGGTCTTAGCAATCTAGATGCTAAAGAAGCGTTGAGATCTATAAATGAAGAGGAAAGGGAAGATTTGGATATTAGTGAGGATGACATTGGTAGTTTTCTAGATGATCTTGATCAAGAAATTGAAAATCTTTCTTAAAGGGAGGTGATAGAGTGTAGGGTAGGAGTAGTTAGGTATCAATTTAACCTTAACCAAAAAAGGAGAGAAGTAATGAAAAAGTCACAGACAAAAAAGGTCATGAAAAAGGCAGTAATTCCAACAAGGGCATCTCAAAAAGATAAGCTAAGAATAAGGAAGCTTCTCAATCCCCTGTTGGCAAAAAACAAAAACCTCTCTTTGGGTGAGACCAAAAGAGGTGGTTTCCAAATTCGTAGAGATGGAGATGTGATAATTGCCGGTCTTGCGAAGGGTGTTAAAGTCACTCACAAGTGCGAAACCAAGAACAGTAAATCAGCGGTGCAAGCTCAACATATGACTATCGTGCCGTATGGTGAGATCACAAAAGATATCCTGGCAGCGAGAATTGCTGATAAGAGAACTTCTGCAGAGGTGGAAAGAGCAACATACAAGTCTGAAGGCGGAGTTGCTCCGTGTCATCTAAAGTACAAGAAAGCTCAAGCAGGGAAAACTCTTAAGGCTACAAAAAAGGTAAAAACTGCTATGAAAAGGGATGTAAAAGCTGCTGGAAAAGTTCTTAAGAAAAGAACTAAGAAAGCAAAAGCTACTCGTGTCCCTGCAAAGCTCGGTAAGAAGTTGGCAACAGCAAAGGCTTGACATCCTACTTACATAAAAGGAGGAGCTTCGGCTCCTCCTTTCTAACAAACTATGGAGGTAAGTATGGCTAAATGTCCAAGATGTGGCAAGGAATGGAAATGGGATCATGGCAACGATATTTTTGTAGATGAGAATGGAGAATCTGTTGAAGAGTCTTATATACCAGAAGCTCAAAGTGAAGAAACAGAAGTTATTCTTTTTATTTGCAGAGGAGAATATAAACGTAGTGAAGAAAATGAACCCCTTTATTTTAGAGGTTCCTGTAATAAAATTCTTGGTTTCCATGTAAAAGACGAGGACGGGAAAGTTACATATGATAATCCTGCTTGGAAAGATATAGCTTGGGAAAGTCCTAAACATTGTGCAAACAAATTTTAGGGAGAGAATAAATGAAACAAACAAAAGGGAAAATTATACTGGTATAACAACACTACACAGTAAAGTGTTTTCTATATATGTTTCAATTAGAGAGCATGAAGTATAAACTATAACTTTCTATTTTAGAAGGAGGTATTATGATACTAGACTTTGATATGGTAGCGAATCGTATTAAAGAAGTATTAAGAGAAACTAAAGGTGAATTTGTTGCAGGTATTCATAATAGTCTACATGGTGTATGCGGTGAGCGAATAAAATATGTTGGAGATAGCTTATGGAAAACTGTAAACGAGTCACAAGAAAAGGAGGAACGAAATGAAAAAAATAGTATGTAAAGCTGAAATTGTATTGACAATTATTCCAAATGAGGGAATTAAATTGACCACAGATGATATCAATCACTGTATTATTACTGCGGAACAAGTTATGAACAGTATAGGATATGTTGACATGAGTGATCATCCAGATAGTGATGATGGGG